ACATCAGCGCATGGACTGCATACAAACTAGACAAACAACAATCCGCTAAGGTTGTTGCAGATAACAACGCAACAGAGAGCGATGCAGCAAGGGTCAACAAGAACCTCATGGCAGGTACGACCCTGCTTAAGAACATCAACGACTACATTGCGAAGGTACGCATCTGGCACATAGCGCAGACCCTGCCGTGGGCAGAGAAAGGCCCAAGGCTACTGCCGATGGCTAACTTCTTCCGCTACAAGGAACAGCTTAATACGATGGAGGCAAACACAACAGCACTCGTCAAGACGTTCCTCGATGCTTATCCTAACCTCGTATCAGTAGCAGCATTCAAGCTGGGTAACTTCTTCAATCGCTCAGAGTATCCAGACGTGAGCGAGGTTGCTCGCAAGTTCAGCTTCAGATATGCCTTCACTCCTGTGCCACAGAGCGGACACTTCATACTCGACACACACAACGAGGTTATCCAAGAGCTAGCTACTAACTACGAGGCCGAGGCTAACCGCAGGGTAGGCGATGCGATGAAGGATGCGTGGGGTAGGTTGCACGAGACACTCATTCATATCTCATCACGCATGACTGACTCACCACAAGACCAAGAAGATAAGAAGAAGCGCTATCACGAGAGCATGCTGACCAACGCGCATGAGCTATGCGGACTACTTACTGCGTTCAACATAACAGGAGATGCCAAGCTAGAGCAGGCACGGCAGGACTTAGAGCGTGCACTGTCAGGGGTACGCATCGATGACATCAAGGAGAGTGCATCAGTACGCAAGGAGATAAAGGACAAGGTAGACAACATCCTCGCCGTTAACGATTGGATATAGGAGAGCATATGTTTGCACAAGCACTACAACCACAAACCGTTGAGCAACGGCTAGCTACACAGAACAGACGCATGGCTAAGATCAACATCTCAATCATGCGAGAAGATAAGTTCGCACTGTGGTCTGGCTTCCTCTCACTGGGTACGATAACCATACTGGATAAGAAATTCACAGCAAGAACCAACGGCATCGATGAAGAGTATTCGCTCAGCTTCATCGAGACACTTACTGATAAGGAGCTAGCCTTTGTTCGGTTACACGAGATGCTGCACAAAGCGTTCAAGCATCTGAAGATTTACCGCAAGCTATACAAGGAAGATGCCGAGTGCGCCAACAAAGCTTGTGACTATCTTATTAACTACTTACTGTGGGAAGCAGACCAACAAGCCAAGGTCATCGCACTACCCAAGATCGCACTGTTCGATGCCAAGTACAAGGGACTCAACAGCAAGCAGATCTATGACCTGCTACGCAAGCAGAAGCAACAACAGCAAAGCCAAGGACAGGGGCAAGGTCAAGCGCAAGGTGAACCCTCACTAGATGAGCATATGTGGGATGAAGCAGAGGGTATGTCTGATGATGATAAGAAGAAGATCGAGGAACGAATAGACGCTGCCATCAGGCAGGGCATCATTGCACACAACAAGAAGAACAAAGGCAACGGAGCAGGCAGTATGTACCGCACCTTGCAAGAGATGCTCATGCCACAAGTAGACTGGCGCGAGCAGTTGCGAGAGTTCATCAAGCAAGCATGCCCAGACAAGACCAAGACATCATGGCGCAAGATCAACCGGCGCATGTTGGAGTTCGACCTGTATATGCCTGTGCTGATCGGTGAGCAGATGAAGGACTTGGTTGTAGCTGTCGATACGTCAGGGTCTATTGGCGATAAGGAGTTAGGTGCATTCCTCTCAGAGATCAAATCTATCTGTGAGGAGGTAAGACCAAGCAACCTGCACTTGCTCTACTGGGACACTCGCATCGCTAACCATGAGCAATACACAAAGTCTAACCTTGACTTGCTAACCACATCGACCCGACCCAAGGGAGGTGGTGGTACATCACCTAGCTGCATCGCTAAGTATATGAAGGAGAAGCACATTGATGCCGAGCTATGTATCGTATTTACCGACGGTTGCGTTGGTGCTGATTGGGGAGGTCCGGCAGACAGTTGGGTTTCTCCTGTCTTGTGGGCGATCTCAGATAATGAGACTGCGGTTCCGGCTTTTGGGTCGGCTGTATATATTAAATCTGATAAGTGAGGAGTGGGTTATGGATAACACGAGAGCATTGATCGAGTTCAGGACTAGCTATGTGCTACCCATTGAGAAAGCAGTAGCAATCATGAAGCTTTTATCCGAGGCTGAAGTCTACGAGACCAAGTGGCACAGCGGCAAGGACGGTGGTTCTAGTTCTTATACGCATCACATCTACACCCCGAAGGCTAATAGCTTGTCGTTAAGTCTTATGCACAACGGCACATACGCAATGTACAAAGCAGCCGGTAGCCCTAGCGAGGATTGAATATGCCTACATACAATAACGTAACCCTTATGCCCATCCCCTCACGAGAGGATGGTCGGATCGAGACCAAGGTTGATAACAGCTTTGCATTACCTGACGTGCACCCTGTACACAAGAACATAGTATTTAGAACGCCAAAGATAGAAGCTGATCTGGTCAGTACCAACAAGAAGCGAGATGCCTCTAAGCAAATAACCCTGAGCATCAGGCATGGCATGTTGCAGTTGCTTGAGGAGCTTGCCGCTAAGCGTCCGCTGTGGAGGTTCGAGGCGAACAACTATATATACAGTGGCTTTATTACTGAGTTCGTTGTAAGCGAAGGCTCAGAAGAACTTGGCAAGCTTGCTCATACTATTGACTACATAGGTGGTAGGTCACAAAGAGCAGACGTGTTCAAGATCTACAACCATCGCATCAACGACAAGCTAACCGTGAGGGACCACAAGACTACGTCCAGTATGGATAAAGCTGTACGCACTGTGTTTAAGGAGTTCGGTGTAAGGAACCTGACAGAGGTAGTCAAACAAGCAAGAGAAGCAGTCACTAAGACTGTCAAAGACCTGCATGTCGAAGCACACCGCAAGATGAATGAGGCGCAGTGGAATATACGCAGCACACTTATGGATACGTTGCTAGCCAGACCTGATCTGTTCATGCAGTTTAGTTGGTACGACAAGCTTGGCGCACCCTGTGTGGAGTATGGGCAGGCAGTGGCTATGATGGACAATACAAAAAACAAAGTAGAAAAACTTGAAGGAGGGAAACTTGTAATTCAACGTGGTGATACATATATAGTTGTTGACAATGTCAATAACGTGAGCTACACTCATCAAACACTACCATATGATGTTCGATCTAAGCTTGGCATGTTAAAGCTTGTTGAGCCTAACGAGTTTGTAAGTGGTGTGGGTTTTAAATCAGATCAAGAATGCTTCTATATCTTTCAAGATGCAGAGCAACAACATACTGAGGAATAGCAATGGTTACTACAAAGAAGCGCAGGGGGCGTCCCCCCAGAGCGAAGGTTGAGTACACAGTCACAGCAATAAGCAGCAAACCTGCAAGCGCAGACACAAGGCAGGTTGGTGGTACGCACTATAAAGCAATGGGTGTGCAACCTTGGGAAGCAATGGAGACACTGCTTACCCACGACGAGTTCCTTGGGTTCCTCAAGGGCAACATGATCAAGTACGCTATGCGTCAGGGACTCAAAGATCCTACTGATGCTGATAAGTTCCGGCACTACAGACAGAAGTATCTTGAGGTGCTGCTCTCGCTTAATAAAGAATAGCGATGAAAGAGGGAGACCGCGTGCGGTTTCCCAACAAAGAAGAAGGCAAGGTATACGCAATTAATGGCGATGACTTGGTCGTTCTCATTGCACAAACACCTTGGCCTTTTCCGCGTTGGGTTCACTGCAACAGGCGTGACGTTAAGTTGGTACGTGCAAGCAAAGACTTATCCGACATCGAGGAGGCACCTTACTAATGACAGAAGAACAACTACAGAACATGGAGCGATGTATCAGGCTGTGGAAGTCTGGCTCTGATGTTATCGCCGTGTGGAAGAAGCAACCAGTTCCCGAAGATAAGAACAGGGACATGCCGCACCCTGCTCCTACGTGGACACCCCCAAGCGAAGACCCGTATTACTTACGCAAGTGGGCGTTCTACAAATCCCTAGCGGCTAAGGCAAGTGAAAACGATCTCATTAACTAAGAGGAAATTATGGCTACAAAGAAAGTAACAGAAGATACGATCCAAATCGTTGAGATGGAAACCCAAACGGTTACGTTCCACGTACTAGGAACTACACCGATGATCTGCAACCGTATGCCTGAGAAGGCATGGCAGCAACTGCTTCTCCCCTCCGGTCGCAAGACTGCTGCTGAGAAAGCAGGATCAATGAAGCACGATCCGTTGGTCGAGTATCGGTCCTCACCATACCGCATGCCGCAGGGCGATCATGCAACGGAGTTATCTGTCCTTGCTACGCAGTTCAAAGGTGCACTACGCAATGCTGCACTCGATATGCCTGGAGCTAAGAAGTCACAGATTGGTCGCTTGACTACGGTTGAGAACGAGCGTCTTGAGTTATTCGGTGTACCTAAGATCTTCTCAAGTATCACTCGGTCGGCAGACATCAACAAGACACCTGATGTACGTACCCGTGCCATCGTGCCGAAGTGGGCATGCAAGGTTGATATTACTTATGTGCGTCCTGTGTTGAACCACACCATTATCTCTAACCTCTTTGCTACAGCAGGTATCACAATGGGTGTTGGTGATTGGAGACCTGAGAAAGGTTCGGGCAACTACGGTCGTTGGAAGATTGTCGATGCTGATGATCCTGAGTTCTTAGCAGTAATTAAGTCAGGTGGTAAGGCAGCGCAACTCGAAGCACTGGAAAACCCAGAAGCTTATGACGATGACACTGAAGAGTTGCTTTCATGGTTCAACACAGAGACCAAGCGTCGTGGTCTCAAAGTTGCTTAAAGGATAAAACATGGATAGAGCCGCAATCGCTAAGAGGTTAGACGAGATTGCGGCCCTCCACGGAGGGTCGCTTACACCAGACATCGTAGTAGCAGATGCTAAGAACCCATCAAGTCCTCTGCATACTTACTTTGACTGGAGTCTTGAGAGTGCAGCATATAAACATTGGGTTGAGACTGCACGTAATTTGATTGCTTCAGTTCGCGTAGTTATAACAACAGACAAGGTCGTTATCAAAGCACCCGTCTATCTGCGAGACCCAAGCAAGAAAGGCAACGAGCAAGGCTACACCACACTCACCAAGGTACGTAGCGATAAAGATCTGTCGAGAGAAGTTATCAACAACGAGGTCGCACTCATTGTTGGTGCGTTACGAAGAGCAAAGAACGTAGCGCAGGCGCTTGATATGGTGGAGGAGATGGAAGCACTGCTTGAACAAGTCTTAGTCCTACGCAACAAGTTGGAGAAGGTTTAGGCAGGCATGGTTCGGTTGATGGGGTAGGGCTTTATTTGGTAAGGATGGTGAGGCAGGCTAGGTGGGGTGGGATTCGATAGTTTGCTATGAGGTTAGATTTGGCAGGCACGGCGTGGCGTGACAGGGTACGGTCGGATTGGGTCCGGTTTAGTTTGTTTCGGCAGGTGCGGTTTAATCAGATCAGGTTCGGAAGGGTACGGTACGGTTCGTTATGGCAGGTCCGGCGGGGCGAGATAAGGTCCGGTGGGGTGTGGTGTGGTCTGGTGTGGTCTGGCAGGCGCGGCTAGGTTCGGCGCTTACGGTTTGTTATGGTTTGTGCGGCAGGCAAGGTTAGATGGTATTTGGTTCGGCGTTTTATGGTTCGGTCGGATACGGCAGGCTAGGTGAGGTCGGGGTAGGTGTTGTATGTAAGGTCTTATCAGGCAGGCACGGTTCGGTTCGGTAGGTTGCATTTGGGTATGGTTCGGTGCGGTTCGTTTTGGCAGGTGTGGCGAATGAGGTCGGTCACGGCATGGTCGGGTTAGTCAGGCAGGCATGGTGAGGTAGAAGATGGTGCGGTATGGTCTCGTCAGGCATGGCAGGCTAGGTTTAATCGGGTTCGATAAATTGAGTTTTGATGAGGCAGGTCAGGTGTGGTGTGGTGTTACGAGGTATGGTGGTATGGGGTTAGGCAGGTAATTTATAGGAGGTTATATGGATGAGTTTGAAGCAGAACGTGCGTGGGCAGAGAAGCAGTTCTTAACTGAGTTGCGAGATGATTTTGCTATGGCAGCAATTACTGGGATTCTTGCAGGTAAGTGGGGGCAGATGCCGCAGTACAAACCCGAAGAAGCGTTCGCTGATTTTGCGTATCGTGTAGCAGATGAAATGATTAAACGGAGAGGTAAGCATGTCGATAATGAATCAAAACAAGATAGCTGAAACACAACCCCAACCTATCTTCTACCTACACGGTGTTCCTTATCTTCCTGATTACAGCGAGAAGCATCGTTGGATTGGGCCTGGAACTAAACATACGAGGACGGTGTACAAAACAATAGAGTTGGCAGAGGCAGGGGCAAGGTTAAGTGTTATGTCGTTATGGGCAAGATCATGGACTGAAGAAGTAAGGGGGTGGAAAGCATTATGAAACCAAAAGGTATGACAAGCGCACAGTACATTGAACTACTTGAGAAGAAATTAGAAGCATATGAGCAACGTCCCAAGCGTCCTCAGTGGGAGAACCTAGCCAACACAACGATCTATGCAGAGAGCATGCGTTGGGTTAATTCTTCGATGTTTACAGCAGGCGCAAACTGGGCGCAACGTAGATTAAAGGAGTTGAACGAATGAGTTATCACGACGTACTGACACCCTTGCAGCTTAAGTGCGTCAACTACATACGTAGTCGCAAGATTCCCCCAAACCGCAAAGAGGTTGCGCTTTACCTCAAAGTATCTCCTTCCGCTGCTAATAACTTACTCAGAAGACTTGCATTCTTTGGGCATCTAAAAAGCTTCACGGAGCGCGGCAAGTCTGGGCAGCTTGAGCGGTACTACACGTTCGTGAGCATGACGCGTATAGAGCATGGGCGTAGAGAGAAACCCAAGAAAAATAAGTTAAGCACAATCTTTAACGATCCATTTAATTTAGCAGGAGCTAGAGCATGAGTCCCGCACATAGGTTTGCCATGTTAGCTGCATGGCTTGAAGGCTACGCCGAAGGCTTGCCTGACTATTGCACCAACGAGAAGTTCAAGATCAAAGAAGCGGCTGAGCTACTGATGGAAGTGTACGAGCAGCGCATGAAGGGAAAGGAGGAGTGGAAGCAACATACGAGCGATCAAGCATGATCAAGATGACTGAGCTTTTGTATGCGCGAATGATACGCATGCTGCTTGATGGATGTACGGCATACGATATTGTTAACGAGACAGGGCTACATATTGTAACGGCGCAATCTTATTTGCGAGCACTACACAGAGAGAAAGCAGTTCACGTCATTGGGTGGCTAAAGAACTCAAGAGGTGCGGATACTACAAAGATCTTCAAGATAGGTGAGGGTGAAGATAAACCTCGCACCATCATGACCCGTGCAGAGATTGCTAAACGCTATAAGTTTAAACAGAAGCTTAGGAAACGCATGCAACGAGAGAAATCAATTATTGAAGGGGATAGAGCATGAGCAGAGAAGCTATTGAAGAAGCGATAGAGGTGCTGGAGGATGCAAGTGCAGAGATGTTGACGGAAACAGGCGAAGAAAATTACTACAGCGAAGCCATCGCTATTCTGCGCCAAGCACTGGAGACAGAAACTGAAGCCTTGCGGCTGGCTGATGCGCTGGACGCTGAGTTTGTGCAAGGACGAATAAGCAATAGCACGGGCAGGGAATCAGCCGTTGAACTGCGCCGGTTGCATGAGGTCAATCAGGATCTGCTGAAGGCACTCAACACGATCCTTAACATAAGCTTGATAGATAACGGGCACTGGGCCAAGACGATAGAACGCGAGGCTCATGAAGTCATCGCCAAGGCGACTGGGGGTGAGGTATGAGCAGAGAAGCTATGAAGCAGGCGTTAGAGGCGTTGGAAAGTGACCCAATAACTCATGCTGGATTAGTTAACAGGAAACAAGCCATCGCCGCCCTACGCCAAGCACTGGAGACAGAGCAAGAGCCGGTGGCGTGGATGCACAACTTTATTACGAATAATGTGATCACGCACATACCAGCAGATATTGGCCGTCATCCTGAGCGATGGACTGCGCTTTACAAAGACCCTACGCCGTGCAAAACATGCGAGTCACTTGCTATGGCAGTAATGAACGATCAGACATACCACGAAAAAGTAATTCCAAAGCGTGAATGGGTTGGGCTGACGGCTTATGAAATACAAGAGATCCATTTAGGAAATCAGCACTGGGGTAATTTTGCCCGTGCCATTGAAGCCAAGCTAAAGGAACGGAATCATGGATAAAGAAGACATCATCCGCATAGCGCGGGAGGCGGGATTGGCTTACGGATCTGACGAAAAGCCATTAGGTTCTGTAACACGCTTCGCTGCCCTTGTTGCCGCGCATGAGCGTGAGGTGTGTGCGAAGGTGTGTGATGTTCTTGCTGTACATCCTGAATATGCGTCAGACATTACAAAGGTGGCCGCGCAAGCAATCCGAGCAAGGGGAAACAAATGAACCGCGAACAAATAATCGGAATGGCGCGGGAGGCTGGGTTTGAAGTTTACGGAACCGATGTATGGATAACCGATGGCTGGTGGCTAGAGGAACTTGAACGCTTCGCTGCCCTTGTCGCCAAGCATGAGCGTGAGGCGTGTGCGAAGGTGTGTGACGCTGTGCAGAAAAAGAACGAAGACGACGGAGCATGGATGTGGGAAGCGAGAAACTGCGCCGCTGCCATACGAGCAAGGGGGGAGAAATGAGCGGTGATCACAACATGTTTCAGAAGCCAAGATCCTATGACGATGACACTCAATACGATGAGGCACAAGTGCAAGCCATGATCAGGAAGGCTGTGCGCGACGAACGCGAGGCGTGTGCGAAGGTGTGTGAGGGGCTTGGGGTGCATCCGGCATTGAATGTATTTAATGGTGGCCCTGAGTGGTACAAGCATGGAAAAGACTGCGCCGCCGCTATACGAGCAAGGAGTGGGAAATGAGTGGTGATCACAACAAGTTTCAAAAAGCCAAAGGTCAAAGGAAAGGACTGTTCGATGACGTACCCCTTGTTAATCCTGACAGAGACAAAGCTTGGGAAGCATTCATCAAACGCAAAGATGTTAAAGCCATGATGAAAGGCAAAGAAGATTTTAAGTTCCCACTTGATGGGTCATATGACCTGTGGTGTATCGTTTGGGAGAAAGCTTGGCATAAAGGGTTTGAAGCAGCATGGAAGGAAAAGGATAAATGAAACGAAAACGAGGACCAAACAAAAACCCAACGCTTATTCATACGAACATACGCTATCCAAAAGAAGTTATTGAATACTTCATGCACAACGGCGAAGGATCATCGTGCTATATACGTATGCGTAATGCTTTGATTGAATACGTTAAGGAGAGAACCCATGACAACGCCGGAATACAAAGTCAAGAAGAAAGTAGTGGATCTGCTGAAGCAATATGAAATCTATCACTTCTTTCCTGCTACTCATGGTTATGGTCGTTCAGGTATTCCTGACATCGTATGTTGTATCCGAGGCTACTTCCTTGCTATTGAATGTAAAGCAGGAACAAACCAACCCACTGCTTTACAACGCCGAGAAATAGGTCTGATACAAAAGGCTAGAGGTATAGCTTTCGTTATCAACGAAGATAACATTGAAGACCTTCATACGGCTATCAAAGAGATCATGCGTACATGAACATACTAACAATCGATTTTGAAACTTATTACAGTCGTGATTTCTCACTGACCAAGATGACGACTGAAGAATACGTACGTAGCCCACACTTTGAAGTGATTGGGGTAGCCGTTAAAGTTGGTGATGAAGATACTAAATGGTTTAGTGGCACGTATGCAGAAACAAAACAATTCCTACAACAATTCAACTGGCGTGAGTCTTTGGCGCTTGCTCATAATGCTATGTTTGATGCCGCTATTCTTACTTGGCATTTTGGTATTAAGCCTCGTGGATGGATTGATACGCTCAGTATGGCGAGGGCGATACACGGCACAGAAGTGGGGGGTAGCTTGGCGGCGTTGGCGAAGCACTACCAACTCGGCATCAAAGGCACGGAAGTAAACGATGCGCTAGGTAAACGCAGATTAGATTTCACAACGCAGGAGTTAGCAAGGTACGGTGAGTATTGTGTCAATGACGTTGACCTGACCTATGACTTGTTGCAGTGCTTGTTAAAAGATTTTCCGCAGATGGAACTGCGGCTGATCGACCTGACGATCAAGATGTACTCGGAGCCTGTGCTTGTGCTTGATAAGGTTGTACTAGCTGAACACCTAGCAGCAGTGCAGAAAAAGAAAGAGGATCTACTAGCCAAGGTCACGGTGGATAAAGCCACCTTGATGAGCAACCCTCAGTTTGCAGATGTACTAACAAGCCTTGGGGTAACACCCCCTACAAAAATTAGTCCCACCACGGGGCGTGAGACCTTGGCACTAGCTAAGAATGACGAAGAGTTCAAGGCGTTGGCAGAACACCCCAACCCTGATGTGCAGGCACTTGTTGCTGCGAGGCTAGGTACTAAGTCAACCCTTGAGGAGACAAGGACCGAGCGGTTCATAAGTATTGCAGAGCGTGGAGCAATGCCTGTGCCGTTGAAGTATTACGCTGCACATACAGGCAGGTGGGGCGGTACGGATAACCTTAACCTACAGAACTTACCAAGATCATCCCCACTTAAGCACGCTATCCGTGCACCCCAAGGTTATGTGATGATCGACTCAGACTCCTCGCAGATTGAAGCGCGAACGCTTGCGTGGCTAGCAGGGCAGTGGGACTTGGTGCAAGCCTTTGAGCGTGGGGAAGATGTGTACCGCATCATGGCTAGTGCTATCTATAACAAGCCAGTGGAAGATATAACCAAGGACGAACGCTTCGTAGGCAAGACCACAATCCTTGGCAGCGGCTATGGTATGGGGGCTAAGAAGTTCCAAGCGCAGCTTAAGAACTTTGGTGTAACTATTGCAGAGGAAGAAGCGCAGCGCATCATCTCGGTGTACAGGGAGACATACCCCCGCATCCCCTTGCTATGGAAGGACTGTCAGAAAGCACTTGTGGCTATCTTGATAGGGCAGAGGGCAGGACTGCCGGAGGATAAACCTCAGATCTATGCAGAGGGTGAGCACGGTATCAGGCTACCTAACGGGTTATATCTCAAGTATCCCAACCTGCGGATTCACGTCACACCAGAAGGTAAAGAAGAATTCGTATACGACACCAAGAAGGGTAAAGCAGTTATCCCTAACCGCATATACGGAGGGAAAGTCACAGAGAATATCTGTCAGGCTTTAGCTAGAATCATCATTGGCGAACAGATGTTAATCATCGCTAGGCGGTATCGTGTGGTTATGACCGTGCATGATGCCATTGCTTGTATAGCACCAAAGGAAGAAGCAGAAGTTGCTAAAGGTTTCATCGAGCAGTGCATGAGAATGCGCCCCGATTGGTGTGAAGAGCTACCGTTAAATTGCGAAGCAGGTTATGGGGAAACTTATGGAAGTTGTTGATTACATTGACTATTCTGAGAACATGCTCAAGGTTGAAAAGCTACTTGCACAATTGCAAAATCTATTGCTTAATAGGAGGTTTCAGGAAGCCGTAGAGCTTTGTCCCCTGCTATCTACAGAGGTACGGCTGCTCAACAACAGCATCAAAATAACCCACGAGAATAATGAGCAATATCAGTTGGTCATACAGCAGCCTAAAGACATTCCAACAATGCCCACGTAAGTATTACCATCTTAAGATTAAGAAGGATGTACAGGACTCAGGCAGTGAAGCAACCTTGTACGGCAAGGAGTTACACAAAGCAGCAGAGGACTACATCAAAGATGGTGTGCCCATACCAGAGCGGTTCGGGTTTATTCAGGGGATGCTTGACTCTCTGGTAAAGATCGAAGGCATAAAGCATTGCGAGTATGAGATGGGGCTGATGAAGGAGGGAGACTCGCTCTCCCCCTGTAGGTTCAATACAAAAGGTTTTTGGTGGAGGGGAATAGCGGACTTACTGATCATCAACGAGGACAAAGGTATAGCGCACCTTGTTGACTATAAGACTGGAAAGAACGCTAAGTTTGCAGATACACAGCAGTTAGATGTACTAGCGGCAGCTACCTTCATACACTTCCCCAAGATCCATACCGTTAAATCGGCACTGTTGTTTGTAGTCAGTAAAGAGTTTATACAGAGAAAGCATACGGCTGACATGAAGCTTGAATATCTGGAGCCTCAGATACAGCAATTAGCTAAGTTGGAAGCCGCAATGCAGAACGATACGTGGAACCCAGTAACAAGTGGTTTATGCAAGTTCTGTCCCGTGACTAGCTGCGAACACAATACGAAAGGAGATCACTATGCCTTACGTTAATAAACCAAGACCGTACAAAAAAGAATACCAACAACAATTAGCACGAGGAGAAAAAGACGAGCGCAGGGTGCGCGAGAGGGCACGAGATCTGATTGATCGCAACGGTAAAGATGCTAACGGCAACGGTAAAGCTGATGTGCGCGAGGGTAAAGATATAGATCACAAACGTCCCATCACAAAGGGCGGTGGCAACAGCAAGAAGAACCTACGCATTACCTCAGCAAGTGCTAACCGATCATTCAGTCGCAACAGCAACCATACAATAAAGCGTAACGACTAGCATGGAAGTGATCGATAACAAGGCGCTGATAGTCAGGACTAAATATCCTGAACGCATAACAGCAGCTATAGAAAAGAGCAAGGTGGTAGGGCAAGCAGATGGAGTGTATGAAGTTGCAGTCAGGTGGGGGTTGAACGAAGCTCAACTGCTTAATCAGTTCATCAAAGGTGTCCCATCTCCCATATCAAAGAAATACGATTGGCCGGGACAGTTCACACCATTCAACCATCAAAAGACTACAGCAGAGTTCTTAACACTAAACCGTAAAGCGTTCTGCTTTAACGAACAAGGCACGGGTAAGACGGCATCGGTTATCTGGTCTGCGGATTACTTGATGAAGTTAGGGCTTGTGCGTCGCGTGTTGGTGGTCTGCCCTCTGTCCATTATGAAGTCAGCATGGCAGGAAGATCTCTTTAAGTTTGCTGTGCACCGCACATGCAACGTAGCCTACGGATCAGCAGCGCAACGGGTCAAGATAGTAGGTAGCCGTGCTGAGTTTGTCATAACAAACTTTGAAGGCGTGGAGATTATTGAGGATGCAGTAACACGCGACGGTACGTTTGACTTGATTGTTGTCGATGAAGCCAACGCTTATAAAAATGTATCGACCAGACGTTGGAAAGTTATGAAGCGTGTGTCGGATCGTGCCAAGTGGTTATGGATGTTGACAGGCACACCAGCCGCGCAGTCACCTGTTGATGCTTACGGATTAGCAAAGTTAGTCAACCCAGACAACACACCAAAGTTCCTTGGTTCGTTTCGTGACAAGGTCATGCAAAAGGTCAGTCAGTTCAGATGGGTTCCCAGACCTAATGCAGAGAACGTCGTGCATCAAGTGCTGCAACCTGCGATTCGGTTTGAGAAGAAAGATTGTATCGATCTGCCTGACCTTATGTACGTAGAGCGAGATGCACCACTGACGCCACAGCAACGCAAGTATTACAAGATCCTCAAAGACCAGATGATGATCTCAGCCGGTGGCGAAGAAGTTACCTCTATGAATGCAGCCACAAGCTTGAACAAGTTGCTACAGATTTCTGGTGGCGCAGTCTATACGGACAGTAGAGAAGTTATAGAGTTTGACGTGTCTAATCGTTTGCAGGTCATCGAGGAAGTTATCGAGGAGGCTAGCCACAAGGTTTTAGTATTTGTACCGTTCACTCATACCATCGAGTTGCTCAACAATCACCTAACCAAAGCAGGCATAACGTCTGACATTATCAACGGATCAGTAACCGTTAATCGCAGGGCTGCAATCATTAAGAACTTCCAAGAGCAGCCCGACCCTAAAGTGCTTATCATTCAACCACAAGCTGCATCGCATGGACTAACGCTGACTGCTGCTAACGTGGTGATATGGTACGCACCTGTGACTTCTGTAGAAACTTATCTGCAAGCAAACGCTCGCATCAATAGGCCCGGACAGAAGAACACAATGACGGTGGTGCACATATCGGGCAGTCCTGTAGAGCGCAAGCTTTACGAGATGCTTAAAAACAATATCGATGTGCATTCCCGTATCGTTGACTTGTATGGTCAAGAGCTTAAAGAAACTTGACAAAGTCAACTTTATGATTTATAGTTAACCCACAAAACAACTTAAAGGAGCGTAGCATGGATGAGGGCATCCAAGACCTTGTGTCCCCTGAAGAAAAGCAATCTGTCCCTGTGGACAAATTAGCAGGCATCTATATCAAGATTCGAGATGCGCGAGCGAGACTGAAATCTGAGTACGAAGCTAAAGACACTGAGCTTCAAGAGCAGATGGATATGATCGAGGAGCAACTTCTTGAAGCTTGCAAAGCAATAGGTGCAGATAGTATTCGCACGGTAGCGGGTACTGTAATTCGTAGTGTGAAGAACCGTTACTGGACGAACGATTGGGATTCCATGTACAGCTTTGTACGTGAGCACGATGCGTTTGGTTTATTAGAACGGCGCATTCATCAAACCAACATGAAGCAATTCATTGAGGAAAACCCCAACTTGTTACCGATGGGTCTGAACACCGATAGTCGGTACAGCATTGTTGTCCGTCGCAGTAAGTAACCAAGAGGAACCTATGTCTAACGTAACTGTATTCCAACAAGACCTTCCCGACTTCCTTAAGAATACTGAAGTCGATGAGCTAACCAAAGCACTTGCAGGTGGCACACAAAACCGTCGCATCTCCATCAGGGGTGGGCGTTTCCGTCTTGTGATTAATGGTGAAGAAGTATCTAAGACCGACAAGCCTGAGCTTGATGTGGTGGTTGCAGCAGGGCGCAAAGAGAACTCACGCATCTTCTATGCTAAAGCTTATAACCCCAAGGAGATCACTGCTCCTGATTGTTGGTCTGATGATGGTGTGACTCCACACTCCAAGGCTGAGAACCGTCAAGCTGATACATGCGCTAACTGTCCTCAGAATATTGCAGGGTCTGGGACTAACGGTACTCGTGCCTGCCGCTACCAAAAGCGTCTTGCCGTGGTGCTTGCAAACGATCCAACTAACGGGTTGTTCCAATTGACGCTGCCTTCGCAGTCTATCTTCGCCAAGGGTGATATGGATTCGATGGGCTTTGATCAGTACGCTAAATACATTGCAGGTAACGGCAAGAACATCAACATGGTCGTGACTCGCATGTCTTTTGATGGCGATAGCGATGTGCCTGTGCTTAAGTTCCGTGCAGTTGGCTACGTAAACCGTGAGCAATACGATGCAGCTATTGAAGGTGGTAATTCACCAGAAGCACAACGCATGCTCTCTTCTACCGTGGCGCAAACGGATAGCGTTAAAGCACTACCTAAAGCTGAAGCGAAGCCTGCTGCTAAGCCAGTAGTTGAAGACATCGAAGAGCCGGTGAAGCGTCCCAACAAGAAAGCTGAAGTTGAACCTGAGAAGAAGCGGGATCTGACAGCGGTCCTCGATGCTTGGGGCGACGACAACTAAAATGGCTATCGGCTACAGTCAACAGCTTATCAGCGACAACAAAGCTGCGGACAGGCGGAAGCTCGGAGTCTTATTAGGTAGAGTGTGCATCAAGCACAACATCTCTGTAGCCGATGTAGCGGCGTACTTCAGTGTCAGTAGGCAGACTGTCTACAACTGGTTTAGGGGCACTGAGGTACGTCCAATCTACAGGGATCTGATGAGTCGTTTTATCAGCAGCTATCGGTAATGCTTGCCGGAGGATTCGCAAAATGTCGGCGCTTGAGTTGTTATCTGCGGTGCATGCACCGGAGGGGTGGCGCTGTGTAGTAGGTATAAAGAACAAACGGGTCATCAAGAGATTTGTTGAATCTGCTGAAGAAGTTATAGAGGCGGGGCAGCAGTTGGTGGACGATGGGTTTGATGCTTACTATGCCTGCGCTACGTTCAAGGAACCAACAACAAGGTCAGGAGATAACACTAAAGAATTTCGTGCGCTATGGTTAGATATAGATTGTGGAGCAGATAAACCTTACGAGGATCAGCAGCAAGGTATTGTTGCGCTCAAGAATTTTTGTAAGGACAACGCTTTACCTAGACCGACGCTTGTCAACAGTGGGCGCGGTATACACGCATACTGGACATTCAAAACCCCAGTGGCACCTGCTGTATGGCAACCCGCTGCGGATAGGTTAAAGGCGTTATGTGAGGAAGGGTTTCTTAGTGCTGACCCTGCGTGCACGGCAGACAAAGCGCGGATATTGCGCCTGCCGGATACAAAGAACTTTAAAGACCCAGATGCTCCGCTTGATGTAACGCTGCTGTATAGAAGCGAGCCAGTTAATTTTGAGGAGTTAAGGCAAACACTTGGCGTTTTAGTTTTTAAGGAAGAAGTACCAGACTTCCTACCACGTCAAGTCAACGAGCTAACAAAGTCGCTTGCCAATAACCGTGAGTTTCATTTCAAGACAATCTTGATTAAGACGAATCGGGATACTGGCTGTAACCAGATTAAATATATAACAACACATCAGCAGGAGATGGCTGAGCCGATATGGAGGGCGGGACTTTCAGTTGCACAGTTTTGCGTAGACAGAGATGTGGCGATACACGCCATATCAAAAAACTACGAGCATTACGATCCAAACGAGACCGAGAAGAAGGCTAACCGAATCAAAGGTCCATATAGTTGCGCAACGTTTGAGAAGTTTAACCCCGGCGGGTGTGAAGGGTGCATACACAAAGGCAAGGTCAAGAGTCCTATCTTACTTGGGCTTGAGATCGCTGAAGCTACAACCAATCAAATTATTGAAGAAGTTAAGAACGATGAGCCTGCGATTGTTCACTCCGTACCCGAATTTCCGTTTCCGTATTTTAGAGGTAAAGCAGGGGGTGTTTATAAGCGTCCGATCTCGGATGAGGAGGACGCGCAGGTTGTATACGAACACGATCTTTATGTCATCCGAAGGATGGTGCATCCAAATGAAGGCGAGATGGTGGTGTTCAAACTTCATCTACCGCAGGATGGAGTAAAGGAATTTTCTGTACCGCTTACGTCAGTCATCGTCAAAGAAAAGCTACGTGAAGCGTTAGCAGAAAAGGGAGTAGCAGCAACAGCCAAGCAACAAGAACTACTGCTTGGGTACATCATGGCATTCGTTAAAGAGTTACAAGTAAGCAGAAAGGCAGATAAAATGAGGACACAATTTGGATGGTGCGACGGTGACAGCAAGTTCATCGTTGGCGATAGAGAGATCACAGCAACGGGCATTCACTACAGCCCCCCATCAGCATCCACCGATCAGTTCGCGCCAAACATGGTGGCAATAGGCGAGTTCGATAAATGGAAGGAATGCTTTAACGTTTACGGTAAGGAAGGGTTGGAACCCTATGCTTATGCTGCGTTAACAGCATTCGGTAGCCCCCTACTAAAGTTTACTGGGATTCGTGGTGCTGCTATCAACTTAATCAGTGGCGACTCAGGCCCAGGTAAATCAACAATCCTTCGTGTAATTAACAGCGTTGTTGGCAAACCCACAGAGCTTATGTCGATGTGGAAAGACACGCAGAATGCGGTCGCTCGCAAGCTCGCTATTTTTAATAACTTATGCCACACCTACGATGAAGTTACCAAGGTTCCGGCAGAAGACATTGGGTCGCACCTGTATCAAGTAACCCAAGGTCGTGACAAAGAACGAGCACAGGCAAGCGTCAACCAACTTAGATCCAACACCGAGCGGTGGGAACTCATAGAGATTATGACTTCTAACGCCAGTCTTTACGACAAGCTGCAAATCGCTAGAGACTCGGTGGATGGTGAGATGATGCGGGTCTTTGAGTATGTCATTTACAGCAGTGGGATTGATGAGCGATACGCCAAGCAGATGTTTGATGTGCAGCTAGAAAACAATTACGGGCATGCAGCGGACATTTACTTTTCCTACCTTGTCAGCAACAAGGACTACGTCATCAACATGGTGCGTTCAGTCCAAGCCAAGATTGATAAGGAAGTTCGTCTGACATCTCGTGAACGTTTCTGGTCTGCACTTATTGCCTGCAATATCGCAGGGGGGCTTATCGCCAAAGAGCTTGGGTTGCATGACTTCAACATGCGGAACATTTATGTATGGGTCACTGAGCAGATCCATGTTCTGCGTCAGCATGTGCGCCCCCCGCTTGATAACGTTGCGAGTGTGATCGGTGATTACATCGGCAGGCATATGCAGAACATCCTCGTCGTCAATGCAGAGGTTGACTCGCGCACACAGATGTCTTCTGCACCTATATTAGAACCAAAGGGTCCGCTGTATATACGCTATGAACCAGACAGCAAGCGGATGTATATCAATGCTAAACACTTCAGGACAGACTGCGCCAAGGCACAAATAACTTATAGGGAGCTTATTCGTAAGTTGGAAAGCGATAAGGTGCTGATTACCTCTGAGGTTAAACGCATCACCAAAGGCATGAAAGTCACAGCGCCACCTGTCTATTGCCTAGTGTTTGATTGCACGAACGGCAACTTCCTCGATGTTGAAGAAATGATTGTCCCCGCCGATGCTAGTGCATCAAATTAACTTCAACGTCAACTGGCGCAACTTCGTAAAGGGTAGTTCGTTTTTTATACCCTGCTTGGATTGCGCCAAGGCAAAAGCTACGATCCGTGAGGAGATGCGGCGGATGCGCTTTAAAGTTGTTATGAAGACAGTTATAGAGGAAGGTATACAGGGGGTTCGCGTTTGGAGAGTTTAACTGTATACTCCATCGCTGTAGTCCATGCTGTCTCCTCAGACTCACGACGAGTCTTTCCATCCCCGCCCTCCCTCGCGGGGATTTTTTTACTCTTTAGCTCTCAGCTCTAAGAGTTCGCGTCGGTTCATCGGGTTGGCTATATACAACCCTTGGTCTACGGTACGTTCCTGCCTACGCCTAGCTTGTTCCGACTGCATAATCGTTGCACCTGTGATGCGACGATTGGGGAATTTTTTATTGAACTTCTCAATATCTTCCTCAACATCCTCGGGTTCCTCGTCAGAGATACCCCGCCGCGCATAGACCGAACGCTTCAGCAGTTCTGTGCGCTCTTCCTCCCGTTCCTGCTCTAGCTTCTTAAGCTTAAAGTTCTCAGTCTGTTTTGCAGAAACTTTGACTGGCGAGTATCCAATACTCTGCATGGCGATGTCCATCCAGTTCAAATCTTCTTTAGCTACAACTTCATACCCTTTTGGAGTCTTTACTCCTTCTTCGCTGAAACGATACGCTTTCAGCGGTTGCCTGATGAACGCAGGCATCATGGTCTCGATAGCCCTCTCGGTTTGCCCTTCTTTAAATCTGTCATAGGCACGTTGGGCATTTTCAAACATACCGAAGCTTGGGCCGAGCAACCCTTTAAATTCCCAATCTTGGAAGAACAGATCGTTAAGCTTGACCCGCGAGTTGAAGTCTGCACCTGTTAGCCCAGTGACCGGACCCATAGCGACGTAGGTTGCTACGTTAGCGCCAAAGTTTTCAGATAGCCACTTCTTAAACCAGAGATCAAATCCATACTTACGTATCTGGAAGGCTGCACTGTCTTCATCATCGTCGTCATCGTCAAATGCGCTTAACACTTTTTCGGCAACGGTGGACATCACGGTGTACAACGGCATACCTGTCAAACCTGCAAACATACCCGTCATACCCAGTGTGCCGAAGAAGCGCGTTGCGGCTTGCTTCCTAATCGTAGGATCTGCACCTTTAAACATCTGCAAGAAATTAGTCGTGAGATAAAACGCCGTGTTCTGCGAAAACTTCTTGAATTGAAATATGGTTCTGCCGATTGGCCCACGGAAGTATCTGGGCGTATCAAACATGGAGTAGTCATACATCGCATCGTGCGTTAGGTCTAAAGCTTTTTTGGTAGCTTCATCATGCGACAAACCTTGACTACGCCCCAGACGATACGCAGCCATAGCCATCATTTCACGGGGGAGTTGTTCCGTCATGGAGAACAACGTAGAGACAGCATCGGTTGCAGCCTGCACGGGTACTTTTAAGATGTTAGGGTTAGTAGCTTCCTGAGAAGGAGACTTGACGATATTGAGCAAGTCCATCGAGCGATTGAATGAGAAAAGATTGTCAGCCGCAAACTCATCGTAGGCTTTAATCTCATCAGCATTGGTCAACGCATTGCGTATGGAAGGCATTACATATTCGGTCTTACCATCAACCTTGCGGCGGAACCCAACTTCCTTGTAAACATTCATGAACCGCACAAGCTCTTTGTGCACATCCTTTGCGCCGCCGGGGGTCTTGCCATACTCAGCAAGCAGTGTGGGGTAACCAAACACAGGCAACGAAGTCATGTTCGTCAAAGCAGACGAGATGGAACTCATGTAGTAAAAGAAGTTGAGCGTCGATAGTCCGTTGGCTGCAAAGTTCAGGATAGAGTTTTCGTTCTTAGAATTAACAGCAGCGTCAAAGTCGGCTGCTACTTCTTCAATATAAGGACGGTACTTAGCTGCGTCGGGGTCATCTTTGATGGACTCTCTTGCTTCGTCGAGTGTATTGACGATCTGGGGTTGGTACTCCATCTTGGCAAGTTGATTGGACATACGGAAACCCGCAGTGCCAAAGTTCCGTAGCGCGTCTGCACTGAAACCTGCTGTGTTTTTACGGTGGATAAACTGTTTGCGGAAGCTCTTTTCTGGCAGCGTGAGCAGATACATCTGATAGATCTCATCCTTGATCGATGCCTTATCGGTATCGATGCCTAACTTATCTACGGCAGCAAGAACTTCTTTGAGCTTTGTTGTATCAGCAAAGCTTTCTTCCATCATGTTCCTAAGTTGGTCACCCCGCTTAAGCGTACCGTCGGCGTATAAATCCTTCAGCGGCTTGCCCATCTCCTTAGCTCTGCGGATGGCGAATCGGTTGCGCTCCGAGGCAGACTCAAACATATAAAACTCCATGTCCTTGCCTTCGCCAACACGCAACCAGTTCTCTCCATATCTCATAAGAGGGAAGTAAGGCTGAGCTACGTTGCCTGCTTCAAATTGTTTTTTGAGTAGATCCATGAACTTGGTTTTCTCCTCATCGGAGATCCCCATTGCTTCAACACGTTTCTTTAAAAGATCCCTGTATGTTTCGTACTGTTTAGCGTAGTAGTCACGCACATCAATATAAATTTTGCGCCCCGGTTCACCAAGCTTTTCCCACATATCATCCAATGTATCTGACTGCGGCGTAGATGCAAGACGGTCTTTACCAGGGATGCTTGGGTCTATGCCGTTAACCGTAGCGAGGTGCATGATGGTGGCAAGCAACTGACTTTGTTCACGGTCGCTGCGCTGAAGCTTAAGCCACGGCTTCATGATGTCTTTCATTTCATCAACATACTTCTGGCGCTTAGCGTTGAACTTCCTACCAAGATCGACTACACGAGTAAGTGCGGGGACTTTTTCTGCAACAAGTTTTGCAAGTTGGCTAGGAGTGAACGCACCAAGAATATGTTTCCTTGCGCCAGACATTGCACCTTCTGCAATAGCACCAGCAAGCTCAGCCTGACTAGACACATCCATGCCGTTAGCAATCGCCTGATCAAGCAGCGATACGGATGGGCCTTGGCTACGGGGCGTTCTGATTACGTCGTTAGCATATTTAACTTGTACATCGGCAGCGGTTCGCACATCACTTTTCTGCTTTAGAGCTTGTAATGTAGCTACAGCCTCTTTAACAGGAGCAGATTTTGGCGCTTGGAGTTCTATGGCTTCTTCGGTAAGAGCGATTAAATTAATCAGCGCGGACTCATCAGACTTACTAAGCCCAACCATCCTACGAATCCAATCTACAAACGCAGTAAACGCATTTGTTTTTCCGTAAGGGATAGAGCTTAAAAAGTCTTGAAACTTTATATCAGTCATGCCATAGGCAAGGAACTCATTAATGTCTGTTAGCGCCCCACCATCAAACACTTTATATAAAGGCGTAATTAGACGCGCTTCTCGTGAATAAAAATCTTGCGTCGCCTCAATCTCATCCACCTTTTGGCGCACAGCATCCATTAAGTTTTCAAGCTTGGAAACCAAGACAGCACGAGGGTCAGTAGATTTTGGATCTTGGTTGCGAAGGGCGATCCCTTCTTTGAGTTTCCGTGCCGTACCAGCATGCAGCAATTCATGCAGCACAGTATGATTGTTTATACCTTGGGTGTCGCCGTAGTTAGCGCCAGCTACATAGATAGTAGGTTTTTTGTTTGTGCCTAAGAGGTCTCCATTCATAGAATAGATTCCTCTAGCGAACACTTCGTTATCGGGGTCTTCAAAAAAATCAATAAGTGCTCTGGGGGACTTTTCGTTGATAACAACGAAGTCAACACCTTTCATAGAACCTATAAGCTTTTTGGCTATATAGCCCTCATACCCACTACCATTCTTTATAAGATACTGAGCAGCATCGGTAGCGTTATTTATTTTTTCGTACGACGGGTTAGGCGAGCTTTTTATAACAGTCTTTACTTGCTTTAATACCTCTGGCTTTACGAACGTACGTTTTTTCTTAACGGTTACTGTTGGTGCAGGACCAGCAGGTTTAGTTTCTTGTACAGGCGGTGCTTCTTCCAGCTCGGTAATTTTTTGTTCAAAGTCAGGCGTTATGCCAGCCCTAGCACCTTTAACTCTAGTCTCTATTAATTTCCTAATATCTATAGGCGCACGGTTGAACTGCTCTTCAGCCAGACTCTTGACGCGAGTGTTTGCAAACTTAGGCGTTGTGCTTATAGCATGAAGGATTTCAAGTGCGGGATAGATATTTTCATAGAAACTTTTACGCAAGACAGCTTGCGCTTCGGGGTTAGCTGTCTGTGATTTAATAATGTTATCGAGCGTTTGTTTTTCAAACACAGTTTCGTATGTTTTCCTTGGGCCTTTTGGAGTTTCGGGCCTTGGGCCAAAGAACCTATCGAGTTGAACAGCAAGTCCTTCCTCACCGGTATCAACCTGCTTCTTAGTCGAAGTAATAAGACGTTCAAAGAAATTAAGGACGCTAGTTTCATCTTTTTTCTGTATTGCTCTAGCAGTCTTTTCTTCTTCAGTAAGCTTGGGTTTAGGGCCACGCTTAGCTTGAGGTTCTGCTGGAATTCCTGTGACATTTGCAACAGCTTCTTTTAACGTCTTACCCACAGGTGTTACCACACCATCGTCTTCACGCACCCATTGATCATCTCTGCGGATAATCTGAACCTTTTCACCGTTAGATAGTTCTAGGTTCTTTATACTTTCTCCGGCTGCATTCTTACCACTAGGCTGTTTAACGACTTTGACAGGTTTGGCTGCTGCGGCAGGCTTTGCCACTTCTGTTCCTTCAACAGGCGCTGCTGCTCCTTCTTCTTTTGCTTGCTTGGTTTCAGTGGGCGTAGTGACACTGGGGGTTTCCTCTTTAATTTCAACAGGCGGTTCTTTTACTGCACCGGATGGTACTTCTTCTCCTCGTACAGTTGCTTCAGCAGGTAATGCAGTGCGTTCCACTCTAGCGGCGACAGGTGGTTCAACTCCTGCGGCGGGTACTCCTCGTTCGGGTTCGCTAGGAATTGAAACGCTCTCTCCACCTCCTTGTTCGATAGTTGCAGCAGCATCTTGCGCCTCCTTAGCAGCTTCGGTTTGAACTTCTGCAAGTTCTTCTTTGGCCTGTTCAAGCTCTTGGTCATTTCGTTCCTCTTCCGCAGCCTGAGCAGCGGCTTTTATTTTTGCTTGATCGGGAGGCTCCCCCGCAGCAATATAGTCATCCGTTAATTCATCAATACGCGCAGTGATTGCATCCGCTTTAACAGCAGCTTCAGCAACTTTTTGTTCGGGCGTAACAACTTCTTTCTGGGGTACTGCGGCAACTTTTGCCGCTTGCTCTGTCTCAATCTTGGTTTGCAGCGCAGCAAGATCCTGCTCGTTACCTCCTCTGCCACGGGCGATCTGCATAGCTTCTCTAGCAGATAAAGTCCCACCTAACACTCCACCAGCAAGAGCTTCTAACGTAGCAGCACCCAACACACCACGCATAGTCGGAGTTTCAGCTAATGCTTTGACACCCTCAGCCTCACCAACACGTTGCAGTGCAATATTTTCTGCGAGCTTTTCCTGCCCTGCTTGAGCAAACTCAGGAGCGGCTTCTTTGCCAGTCTCCGCAAGAACTTTTTTAGTCGCAGCCCCTGCACCTGTTTTAGCAGCCGCAGCTCCTGCTGCTTCCTTAGCAGCTACATTCGTAGTAATTTTCTTTGTTAGCGCACCTACAAGCTGCTTCTCAACCCCAGTGCGTCCAGCGACCGCGCCAAGACCGGCACCTGCAAGAATCATATCTAGATTTTTGCCACCATATTCTTGCGCTTTTAATGCAGTCTCTTCCGCTTTCTTTTCATCAACACCAGCTTCTTTTAGTGCTTTCTTGGTTTCTTCATAAATCGTACCTTTGACAGTACCTGCACCCATAATAGCGCCAAGACCAAGCGCAGTGCCTCCAGTAATAACAGCGGCGGGTACACTAGCAGGGGCACTTAATGTAGCTAGCACAGTAGCCGCAACCGCAGGAGCGGCGGTGCCTAAAGCAGAAGAAAGCAAATCTACAGGGGCAACGGTAAATGCTTTAAACGCAGCCTTTACATTCTCAAGAGCACCCTTGTCTTCGGCTTCCTTCATGATCCTAGCAACTTCTTTAGAATCATTCTTAGATTGCGCCGACATCAGACCAGCTATGTAGTCTTCGGCACCTTTAATTGTTTTTGAAGTTTCGCTACCTGCACCAAAAGCATCCGCAATCATACGGACACCTTGCGTAGCCCCCTTAGCAATACTTAAAGGTACGTCAGCAACTTGACGGAATACAGACTCATCTTCTTCAACAGGTGGACGGCCAACCCTAGATTTTTGCGAAGCAAGCCATTCTTCCGGCGACATTGGACGCGGCTGCGCCGCAGAACTTTTTTGCGAAGCAAGCCACTCTTGAGGGGACATATTATTTAGCGCCTGAGTCTTTTATGTACTGAGACCACTGTTCGTCAGAAAACCCCGCCGGTCGTTTATATGATTTACCGCCTACCGATACTTCTGTGGGCAAAGGTTTAGCAGGTTGTGATGGTTTAGCTCCGGGAGTGGGGAACCGATCTAACCCGTATTCCTTCATCTTATTATCTACTAACTGTTGACGCTGATTCAACAAAGTATCAAGTCGTTTATCCTCTTCAGGAGTCAGCTTCTCTTTTCGCATCAACTTATCAATGTTACTAGACACACGATAGTAAGTAGGATCATTCTCTAACGATTTGTTGACTCTATCTTGCGCCGCAGCATACGCACCGCTCAACTGTGTTTGTGCTTGCAGTGTTTGGTTCTGTAATCCCAAAACCCTTAACTCTTGTGCGATGGCAGCGTTTTGAGCCTGTGCTTGCATCTGACTTATACGCCCTTGCGCTAGCGCCTCGTTAATTTTGAGTTGCTGCTCTTTAAGTTCGTTAGCCCTAGCTCGCGCCTGCTGTGCTGCTTCAAGTTTATCTCTGTTTCCTAAGTAAGTAGCAGCAGCTTTTTCACCTTCCAACGTTGTAGAGGCGACATCCTTCTCTCTGCCGTAAGCCAAATTGAGCAACGCTTGTTCTTCGTCTGCTGCTTTCTTAGCAAGGTCTGAACGCCCGCGTTCTTCCGCAAATTCTGCTTCGGCTCTTTTGCGCTTAGCTTCTGCAAGATACATAGCAGCTTTAGTATCGCGCTCTTCTGCACGACCACGCTCACCAGCAACACCCTTGGCAAGCCCAGCCATTAACCCAGCCAACCGTACCCCACGAGTCTCTGTAGGTAACCCAGCAGCAATACCTCGCCATAGATCAGCAGGTTTACCACGGATAGCGGCAGCGGCTTCTTCATCAAGACCTGCAATACCTTGCTTATATTTATCGTACTGTTCAGCAAGTTCTTTAATACGTCGTTGTTTTATACGTTCCCGTGCTTCTTCGCTAAGAATAGAGGTTGATGCAATACCACTTAAAGTAGTACCGGGAGCACGTAAACGCTCCACAATATCCTCATCTTCTAAATCTTCTTTTGATTTTTTACGAGATTCCTCGTCGTATTTATAAGATGGACGATCTTCATTAAAGGCACCAAGATCCTGAACTAACCCACGTCGTGCATAACCTTCAACACCGCCGCCACCGCTAAACACAATACCGCCATCCATAGCGGTGAACATATTAGGATTAACAGGTAGTGCGGCGATTCCTTGTTCTCGCGCAGCAAGATCTTGCTGCTTTTTGGCAAGCATGGCTCCGGCTAAACCAAGCTGTTGTTCTTTTTGTTGCAGTGCCTGCATAGCTTGCTGCAACTGCATATCTTTTTGTTGAAACACAGTCGGGCTATTTTCAGGATTGTTCTGCATAGCTTGCTGACGTTGGAAGGCTTGACGCTCTTGGTTGCGAGTTGCCATTTCCTGCTGCGCCATCATGGGACTAACTTGCCCAGTAGGTTGTTGACCTTTGGCGTATTGCTGTAGCTTTTGGTCAGGAAAGCGCGTGGGGTTTTGCAGCGCAGCTTGAACTTGCGGAGGGGAAAAAGGAATTTGAGACATAGTGATACCCCAAATTAGGGTTTATTGATTATTCCAAGCGCAGCAAGTGCAGCCGTAATTGCTTCTGTATTAGGACTAATCCCCGTAGGTGCAGCTTGTATGGGCAAATTTTGCAGCATGTTCCTCATGAACGTGAGGTTTTCATATGGATACTTTTCACCACGCAGGAACTCGTTATAGTCAAATGACCGCTCTGCCGCACCCGTATCGTACTGTTGTTTAAGTCTTGCAAGATCAGCAGCGTTTTGTGCGTAACCAAGATTACCCAAAGCCGTACCTGCTTGGATAGAAGTCTGTAACCCCCTAAGCCCAAGATCAGCACCAAACTGACGAGACTTCTCACCCAACTCTTGAGCTTTTAGCGCACGTTCTTGCTCGGTGTTGAACTGCCCCATACCAGAACTATATGCAGCTTGTAGTCCTTTGATGTCGAGGTCCGAGAGTTGTTGTCCTAAGTTGCGTTGACGTTCTGCTTCAACCAACCCATAGCGTGAACCACCAAAAGCCCCTTGAGATACAGCTTGTGCAGCTTCTCGTTGACCTGCAATATCCGAGGCACGTTGCGCTTCGCGCTTGGCAATGTTAGTGACGTTTTGCATGTACGGGTCCATGTAGGAAGCCTGCACATTAGTCACATTCTGCCCACCGTATTGCATGGGTTGTAGGTTGCTCATACCGTAGTTTATGTTGGTATAAGGCGATTGTTGGGAAGAATTAGACCCTACGTTTACGTCACCCCCAGCTTGATATTCAACAGTGCCACCCTCTGCTTTACCGGGAGGTGGTTGGGTTTGTTGAGTTTGTGCTTGCTGCCCCACAAACGGATTAGCAAATGTTCCCGTAGCGTATTGCGTTGGTTGGTAGTTGCCATACATAAGCGCACCCAAACCAGCGGCTTGAGCGAGGTTAGACCCCGCTGCAAATTGACCAGGGGTTACAAGATTTTTTAAACCAGACGTTGCCTGCGTAATAAGCTCAGGGGTTTTTGTATACGCCTGAAAAGGCACATCAGCTTCTGCCGAAGCACGTTGCAGCATAGTCTGAACATAATCAACATAAGGATCGCGCAAACCTGAGTTTTCACCAGTAACAGCAACACCCTTACCCACGCGATCTCCACGCATGGTTGTGTCACCTGTATCTACGGTTTTCTTAGCAGCAAGATCTTGAGCTTCTTTGGACTTACCAAACTCTTCGCGGATTTTTTCTAGCCCTGCACCTGTTTCATCCCAATACTTAAGCCCAGCCTCATCAGCTTCACGACCCAATACGTCCTTATACAACTGCTTAATTTGATCAGCAGAAGCATCTTTGCCGATAGCCTCGTTGTAGTAACGTTTTTCTTCAGGGCTCAAGTACCCACTTTGATCTTTGTCAAAGCTAGAAAGAAACTCTCTGTCTTTTGCAGAAGCAAAGTCTTTAGTGCCGGGGATAAACTCTTGCCCTGTAGCTTCAGCAAACTTACGTCGTTCGCTAGGGCTGAGATACTTATCTTTATTAACATCAAACGACTCATAAAAGGCACGGTCTTCGGGTTTACCAAACTGCAAACCTTCAAGCTTTTGTACCCCAACATCGGCAGCTTCTGCGCTACCAGCCATACCAGCAATAATGTCGCTAATATTTGCGCCTTGGTCTAGCAACCCTGCAAAATATGCAAGACCACCCTCATCAGGTTCACGGCCAAAGAATTCGGCATAGAGCGCACGGATTGCTTCTTCGGATTCTGGGGAGTAGGTTTTATCAGCCATAATTACCTCGGAAGAAATCTGTCAGGGTTGATCTGTTTACCCTGTTTGGGGTTACCGGTACGCGCAGAGCGAATACGATCCATCATTTCATAAAGACGCTTAGCACCAGCGTTAGAGTTGCCGTTTCCTAAATGACTGACAACATCTGCTGGGATCACGAATTCACCATCTGAAAGCGCAGCGGGACGTTTGCGGTCAATATGTGCCGGAACATTGTCTGCCATGCCATCAGTATGTCCGTCAAGGTATCGCGGAGGTAAGCTGGTTTTACCACCTTCAGCCAAAGAAGCCAAGCCCCCGGCAGCTCTCATTTGCGTAACATCTTCCCCCATCTTGGGGGCTTGCAACGAAATCAACCCAGTATAATTCGACCCAAGTTCTTCCTCATCGGAGGGTTTAACTACAGAACGAATATCCCCTGCAAGATTACTAAGGTTACCTACAAGATCTGGGTTAGTACGAATCTCGGCAATACTTTGCGCGACATCCATCAAATCATCGTATGGCAATCCAAGATTTCCTAAGTCTTTAATTACGGATTTTAAATTCCCAAGACTTTCTGTATTTATGCGCCCTGGAACGTCAGAAAGTGAATTAACTGTCGTATCAAATGTTGATGGATCATACGCACGAACGTTACGTAATGTTTGGATAGGATCAATGTCGCCTGTTATCTGATCAATAGATACGTTCTGAGCAAGAAATTTATTTTTAATAGCGTCTTCTTGCTGGCTTAATTGGTTTGACAACATAGCCAATTCAGGAGTTTTTTGAGCTACTGCCCTTAAATCAAGTTTATCCAACATCTCTTGCATGCGTGGATCCGCAAACCCTGACCCCAGCCCCGTACCACTTACATCACTAAAACTAGGGGTGTAGTCCAACGGATTAGTAACCCCACCTTCAGCCAATCCCATCAAACCGCCTTGCGCTGCGTATTTAGTACCTTTATACGCGGTACGTGTAGCGGTTACGGGTGCACTGGCTTTAAACGATGCACCCCTAGCTTCTTTCCTTGCTTTTTCAGCATCATCGCGGGCAAGTTTTGCAATACCTAATGCCGTAGCGTATTTCGCCATATCACCAAGCGTGTCTTCTTTAACGCCCAGTGCATCAGCAATTTGTTTTTTTAGTGCGGCAAGTCCGGTGGGATCTGCGCTTTGTGTAAGTACGCCTGTGTCACCTTGTGGCCCTATATTAGCAACTGCGTTTTGCCCCGACTGCGTTAGCGATTGCTGCCTAAGCAGCTTTTTCATTTCTGGATCTTCTAAAAGAGCAGCGGCTTCTGGATCAAACGCTTTAAATTGTTCAAATAATTGGGGATCAGCTAATAATGTTTCCGCCCCAAGCATTGACAAATTACCAGAGGCATCAAACATCCCAGACCCTACTGGGTCATTAAATAAATCAAAATCACTAAAACTAAAATCAACCGACCCGACAGGGGGATTGTCTAAATTAAACTGAATATCTTCCGCACTCATCTCAACCTCCCGGCGGTTTGCGCCGCGCCGCAATCATCGGCATTGCAAAATTAGTAAACTTCGTGAAAGCAGCTTGCTGCTTAGGATCAAGCCCCGACAATTCCCCAGCTTTATTTAGACCGTAATTCATCGCTGCGTTTTGCAGTGCAGCAGTGGGATCAAACTTCTGGCCTGTCAATAAAGATGTAATGCCAGATGTAGCAATTGATTTAGCGGGAGTAGCTAGGTCGCCAAGACCTTTAAATAAGTCGGGCGCAAATGCATTCATCCCCGCACTAGCACCGCCGGATATTGCACCGCGTTTAAAACCTTGCCCAAAATTACCACCCATAGCTTTGGACAGACCACCCTGCACCACGCCAGAAACAAGTGCATTAGCACCGACATTAGCAAGTGATTGAGGCACAAGTGATGCAAGCCCAGAAGCTATGCCAGAAGTAGCGCCACCCAACAACCCGCCGATACCACCAAAAGGCAGTGTGAGAATTGACCCAATTTTTAAGGCATTAGCTACATTTGACGCATCAGGATGCTCGCCTTTATAGTATGTCGGGTCACCTACTGGAACAAGTTTGTCACCCTTGGGGATGTAGGCTTGCGCCATGCGCTCACGTTCTTTACCACCTGTCTTGCCCCCCATATACAGCACGACATTGCCTGAATTAATTTCTTCAGGTGTGAGGGAGTTAACATCAACTTCGACAGGGTTGCCTTTATCGTCCTTCTTATAGGCTTTGGTAAATGTAGATTTATGGCCGAGCTGTTCACTAAATTTTTCGCTCAATATGTCGCCAGCGGTTTTTGCTGCTTCTTGTTCTTGTGGAGCTTCTTCCCCACCACCTTGAGAAACTTGAACAGTTTTTTTACCAAAATCCTTCAACCCAGCAAACGGATTCGTCAGCGCCTCACCAGCAGTCCAGCCTGTTTCCGAGGCAGCACCCTTTGGGGTTGCGCCATATTGTTTAGCGCGTTGGGCAAGGTAATTATCAAGCCCCTGCTGTTGCTGAAAGCTTTGCAGTTTGGCAAGTGCGGCTTGCTGGGCGGGTGTGAGGGTGGTAGCCACTATTTACGTCGCCATTGAAGATACGAATGTAGCAGTTAGGATAACTGAAGGTATAGCGGGACGGGTAGGGGTAGTTGGAGCTGCGTAATATTCAATATAAGCACCGACATCTGAGGTACGCCAATATAACTGCACGTAATCACCCCCGTTAAATGCTTCTACAAGATTAACCGTGCCAATAAGATGAAACGGATCACCCACTGATTTTCGCGCTGCTAACCCAAACCTACTGTTGGAATTGGCTATATCTGCACCGTTTTTACGAAACCAAATGTCTATATCTTGCGGTGCGTTTGTACTGTTACTAAGCTGAATACTGAATTGGATATTGTAATACCCTGAGTACGCCATTGTCACTTGTGAACTACTAACTACAGACACCCCATTACTTGCAGTTGTCGTATTGAGCGTAATTGCGTACGCAGTCGTGGTATTTGCAGCAATCTGATCTTGCGTACTTATAAAAGCGCCAAACGGGTTATTAATGTACTGCCCACCATCAGGACCGAGCACACTTTGAAAGGTTCCGCTGATACGGTTGAAATATAGACGAAAGACGTTATTAAGCCCTTCCTGATACCGACTATCAAATTGCAGTGGTGAAAGCGGAAGATTCGGGGGTGATGGAAAATTAATTAAACTCATGCCGAAGACCCCCGGCCTGTAGCTCGCCCATCCTGTTTCATATCAAGTCGTGGTGCACCAAGCTGCCATGTGGTCCCAATCTTATTGGAACGAACTTTTATGTACGCCTGACGCGCACGGAATCGTGTGTAGATCTGTGAAGTAAATTCATCCACTGGATAATCAGCAGCGGACACGGTATCAGCAGCGGGGGTACCCGCAGGAGAACCAGAACTTTTCTTGGGGTAAATACTAAACGTAACTTCAGGGTCCGAACCGTCTGTTGAACCAGAAAATGTTAAATCTGGCACTGTACGGTAGACGTACATAAAGTGATCGCCATCATCGATGTCAAATTCAGCCGATTCAATATAAGCATCAATAGCAGTAACAGTATCACCCGCGTTATCGTCCACTCCATACTCTTGATTCAGAATACGGTTGTTGTAGTCCGCTGACTGTGGGTAATCACGAAGCCCTGAATCTAACCAAGCTGTTCGTGCCATCGTGCCGTAGTACCAGACTTTTTCAAGGTAGTTGAACACAACATAACGATCTACCGTCGTGCTATCCGCAGAGCAATAAAACCACCAGACTTCATTAAAGCCTTCGTTGGTACCTGCAAAAACCTGCAAACTTTGTACAAGGCTTATGTCACTAAATACATACCGCCTCAAATCGCAAGGTAGTGTTTGCACCCGACCGTCGTAGGCATAAAACTTGTCAACACCCATCCAATACACCACACCCGAAGCCACAATAATTGAATTTGGACTCATGATGGAGATGTTGTCGCCCAGTAGCTGAGCGCCCCACACAAGGGGTGGGCCTAAATATTGGATAGAGTACGCAGCGGAATCGGTAAGTGTGAATATCTCCTGTCGTGACTGCACCGCAGTAACAATTTCGGAGCCGTGTGATAAGCGTAAGCTACCTGCTTGGTTAGTAATAGCAGGGGTCCAATCCGTCAAACTTTCTTGATCCGCCCAACGGATAAGCATGGGGTCTAAATAACTAATTCCACCAGCAACATCATCACAACCAAACACAAGTAAAAAGCGTGAGATGTCCGATACGTAAACGTAGTTACCCTGCGTTGGTGCGTTTGAAGATCCTGATAAAGATGTGATGTTAACGGCAGGTGAACCAAACCCTACGCTGTAGTCCCAATAATAAACAGCGCCACCACGGGGGTTAATAATAAGATCCTCCCCCCAATTCATTGAACTCCAAACACGTAAATTAATGTAGGAGCCGTTACTGAACCCCCATGTGCCTGTGTTCCAAGGACCGGTACCCCAACCGTTTGCAGCAGTGGTAACCGCTGCGCCTGCCGCTAAACCAGCAGGTGTGATGTCATATAAGGCACCATTATTCTCAACATAATATTTAGTGTTTGTACCTATACCTAATAAGTTAGCCCCGCCGTTGGTTACCCAATTCCACAGGTTACGACAAACACCATTAAATTGATTGGCAGAATACCGCGCCCAGCCACCAATCTTCTCTGGCGTACCCTGACGGAAACGTACCTTATCGGACACATACCAACCGCCTTCGTTGGTGTATCTTGTGTTTTCCCTATTGACACCACTTTTAAAAAGAAGTTTGCGTAACATTATGCTATACTCCTGACTTCACACCGGGAGAATACAATGTTTGTTTATATTTGGAAAGACGCAGCAGGTATTCCTTTTTACGTTGGTATGGGAAGTACGATTAGCCGAGCTAATCCAAAATCTAAACATCATAGAAATAAAGCATGTCTTGCAAAATTGTCTGAAATCGGTGCGGATGCTGTTATTGTTGAGATCAGGCAGGCTTTCGATGAAGAAACGGCAAAAGCCTTGGAGCAACAGTTGATTTCTCAATATGGTCGCATACAGGACGGCGGCACGTTGACTAATATTTCTCGTGGTGGAGAGTTTCATAAAACCGCCGAAAAAACAAAACGACTTATAAAAGACCTTCGGACTACCGAAGCATACAGAGAAGCATCCATAAAGCCAAGAATAGGAAAAAAACGCAATCTCCCTGAATCTACAAAAAAACTTTTACGAAAAAATTTTGAAGTTAATAAAGCGATGAAATCTTGGGGGGAACGCAATGGCAAAGATCCTGAGTTTGATGCAAAACGTATTGCAGGTATCCGCGCCGCCCAAGATAAACGTCGTGAAAAAATGTCTAATCCAATTGCTTTGGCCCAACGTAAGGAACGCTTAAAAGCTACGATGGCTTCTCCTGAGTATGCTGCTAAACGTGCTGCTTTTGATACGCCTGAATACCGAGCTAAATTATCTGCGGCTAAGAAAGCGTACTGGGATAAGCGTAAAGGCATATTTACCTCATCAACGCCGCTTCAGCCGCACGTCGGCGGGTGAGTCCGGGGAGAACACGACCGGCAGCTTTATTCCACAACATACATTGATCGGCTGCACCATCCCAGTCCCCCGCATCAATACGCTTTTTGAAAGTGGAAACACGGTAGTTCCCTAGGCCACAATTGTAGACCCAGCTTGTCACAGCGGCAATGCGTCTGGGCAAAGCCTTCTGAATACTTGGCGACATCTTTACCAGACCACGAACAAAATACTCCACATGGTGATCCAGCGCATCCTCGCACTGCTCCATCGTCCAAATCGTATCGGGGTTGATGTCTGGTCCGGTGGCTCCCCAACCAATCGTCCAAGGATGTCCTCTGGTACCGGGATCGGGATAGGCTTTAACTCGTCCATCAGGCAAACGCTTTGCTAGCCCCTCAAAAGGCTTAATGAGTACATCTTTGCAAAGCTTTTTAGCCTCATTCATGTCTCAAACCGATTACGTTTTGAACAATTTTCGGATGCCGGTATTACTTGCAGATTGATTGGCACATGAAGCCCGCAGACGTTTTTACCTTTTAACGGAATGATGTGATCAACGTGCCACACAAACCCAAACACCCGTGTTCGCAATTTTGCTAAGTCGTATGCTTCTTCAAAAAGCCAGTGATCATCTTCGGTTAGCCAAGATGGAGTGGCATTAAATTTTTGGGCATGACGTTTCATGCAGTTGGCGTTAACCTTAGCCGCGTTTTGTTTTTTCCACTCGGCTACACGTTGTTTTACTTCCGTCTTGTTTTTTTGGTAGTTTGCGGCCATGTCAGCCGCGTGTTTTTCCTTGTTTGCCAAATAATAAAGACGTTTCTTTTCCAGTTTTATACGGCGTTGCTCGGCTTTCCTTTGCTCAATAACCTCTGGAGGCTCCACAGGTTTACGCCGTGATTCATTTATGCACGGCTGGCACCACCCTTGATAGCCATCTTTATTGGCCTTACAGAGTGAAAAGCTATCAAACGGTTTTGTTTCTTTGCAGCGGCTACACTTTTTCATGATTTCTGGTACTTCTCTACGCTACGGCCAACAAAAAAGAATGAAAGCACCATTGATAGCATTCCAAAATCATCTTCATCCCAGCTCTTAACTAAGACATCAGCCCAGTTTGCATCAGCTTGAAAGGCCAGCGTTATTGAAGCAGCCTTGACTCCTGCATACATGAAGAACAAAAACCAAGTTATACCGGGACGAACTGAAGCGGATATAAACGCCATGAACCAACCCGCCGCCTTAGCCGTCTCAGCCTGCTCCTTAAAAGCCTCCTTAATCGTGTCCATTTGCGAGATCGAGTAGTCCACATACTTTTCCTCCATCTTGAACTCGCCCCTCATTTTTTCGAGGTCGGTTTGGAGTTGGAACATATTTAATTCATGGGCGCGTTCGTTCTTTTTGTCCAAGAACTTCAGCACTTCAGGAGCAAGCCGGAATAAGCCACCGAAAATGGAGCCAAGCAAACCACCACCAAGTAGCTCAAACATTACTTCTTCCCCATCTTTTCGCGTTCTTCCAACAAACGCACTTTGACCTGCAACTCATTAATGTGAAACATCAGTTGTTCTTTAAGAACAGCACGACGTTCGGCAGAGATTGGGCTATCAGTCGGCACCCCTTCACGGGTAATTAAGGCAGGCATCTGCCCTTCAATCTTGGTAAGTCGTTCACTAAAGCTAGCCACCTGACCAAGGAGCCAAGCCAGTGCTGCCACAACGATAGGGATGATTGCCTTAAGGACATCTGACCAAGCCATGACTTTTCCTTAGTTACCAAGAAGCATTACTGGGGAACGACTTACCTGCACGCCAAATAATTCTTACAGCGCCACCAGCACCAGCACCGCCGGAAATCCCCCCTCCTACACTACCACCGCCACCGCCTCCACCATAACCGCCACCGCCTCCACCAGATAAAGTAGCTCCATTTCCACCACCACCGCCACTACTACCACCACCGGCACCAGTTAATCCATATGGATACCAATAGCCGCCAGTACCGTTAGCCCCTTCTCCATATAAACCCACGCCACCGCCCCCGCCACCTTGTTCTGAACCGCCCCAACCGCCACCGCCACCGCCACCGCCACCGCCACTGCCATTACCACCAGCTAGCTCATACCCACCACCAGCGCCGCCATTGCCTGAGTACCCACCAGCACCTCCACCGCCACCGGTACCACCTCCCCCCGCTCCTCCTGCACCACCCCCATCACCAACGTATCCACCGCCATTTCCATATCCGGCGCAAGTGCTTGTGTTTATAAAGTAACTATTACCGCCTGAACCGCCCACAACAACCGTATACGAGTTGCCCGGAATAACAGTAATATTGTTTTTCCAACCTAGACCTCCCCCGCCACCCCCTGCGCTTCCACCACCGCCTACGCATACAACGCAAACAGATGTGACTCCAGATTCCGGCACAAAAGTATAGGTTCCGGGGGACGTATAAACCACATCTTCAGGGGCTACAGTGCTGACAGCAGAAGCTGCGACAACTTGGGCAATACCTGTCATGAAACGGCTCCGGTAATAACACAAGCTGTAGCAGAGTAAAAAATAATAGACGCTATACCTCTGGATGCTAGAGTTACTGTTCCACCGCCGCCTTTATTAACAGTAGACCCAGAAATATTTGCTGTCGTTGTATTAAATGTCATCGTAATGCCCGTTGTATTAGTATTAATGACAGACACAACATCACCGGAATTAATAGCAACAGTATCTGAGAATGTACTGTTAGGAACAACGATTGAACCCCCTGAACCTATTTGTACATACTTACCTATATCGGTTGATGCTAGGGTGTAACTACTTGTTTTGGTGCCAGCACTTGGGATGTTCCTAAACCCAACCGTCATGGTTTCGGCAGGGAATGTGATGGTGTAATTAGTTGCACCTGTGTTGGCGCTCGCAAAGGTGCTGTAGCCTGTACTTGACCCCGAAAGTTGAATAGCACCTGCTCTAAGGGAAGATAAATAAGTTATTACGTCAACGACATTAGTGCCGTTGCTATACACCATCATGGTTGCGCCATTTGGGATGGTGACACCCGTACCCGAAGCTGTCTTAACTAGGATGGATTGTCCATTCGTCGTAGCGTTCTTAACGATGTAAAGTTTTTGAATTGGCGCAGTGCCAGCCTGATTGTTAGGAAGAATGAGATTTCGCGTAGCCGTGAGCGAACCGGAAGAGGTAAGGTTTAGGTACAGGTTGCGAGCTGTCTGGCTGGAGTTACCATCAGTGAGAGTTAGCGTTGTGTCGGCATCTGATGAAAAGTTAACCGTCGCATAGCCAACAATTGCTTGCTCAAAAACGTTACTGAATGCGTTATTGGTTACATTCCCCCAATTACCGCCTTCTTCACCGGTGCCGATCAGTTGAACTTTTAGGTTGGTTGAGTAAGTGCTCATGGCATTAACCTTTGTTTATGCTGCAATCTGCGTCCACGCTGCGCTTTGCGTATTATTAATCAATACCCAGTTTGCTGTCTGTGTCGTATTAATATCGACCCAGCCGGGGTTTGATATTACAGGGGCTTTTCCTACCAACGTCAACTGCCCAGAAGGTGGCGTAATAACTCGGTCCGCTAATATTTCAGGCGCAGCACCTACAAGCGTTAATGTACCCGTAACAGGCTGGATGACAGCCCCGCGAACAAGGCTTGGGGCTACACCTTGAGCCGTTAAAGCACCGGTCGCTGGGGTAATACTGGTACTTCTACTTAATTCAGGCGCAGAACCCGCAGCAACAATTGCTCCGGTATTTGGTGTTATTGACTGAGGTACAAGAATACTAGGCGCATAACCCTGCGTCACCGCCGCACCAGTATTTGGTGTTACGGATTTTGAAGACTCAATAACGTTAGGCGCAGCCCCAGCAAAAACCGCACTACCTGTTGCTGGCGTGATGACTGTATCTTTTGCTACGGTTGGTGCAGCCCCAGTAAGCGTTAAGCTTGCGCCCCCCGGAATAACAGTAAATTCTCTTCGTACTTCAGGCGCAGCCCCCGCAAAGTTTGCAGTGCCCGTATTAGGCGTTATTAGTGCGTTCTGAATAACAACCGGCGCAAAACCACCGAATGTTGCAGCCCCTGCCGAAGGTGTAACTTCTCTTGGCAATATGACGACAGGTGCAGCACCCGCCAAACTTAACGCACCTGTCCCTGGAGCTGTTCCTGCGCCTGTAAATACTGTTGGTGTGATGCCGTTGAATGTGGCACTACCGGTGTTAGGCGTGATGAACGTGCCGGATGCTAAATCAGGTGCAAAGCCTTGGGTTGTAATCGCACCGGTGTTAGGTGTGATAAGTGCTTCACGCGCTATGGTTGGCGCAGCACCAGCAAAAACTGCCGCCCCGGTATTTGGTGTGATAAACGCACTACGCTCAATGACTGGCGCAGCTCCAGCAAAAACTGCCGCCCCAACAGATGGGGTAATGATGGTGTCACGGATGACTGTTGGCGCTGCACCCTGCGCTGTGATTGCGCCTGTTGAAGGTGTGATGAAACGTTCTTGTACGACGGTTGGCGCTGCACCTGCGGCAACAATGGCACCGGTATTTGGGGTGATGAAACGATCTAGCTGTACAGTGGGTGCTGCACCCGCAGCCGTAATAGCCCCTACCCCAGGGGTGATAGATATAGCCCCCGTTGAGACTGTCGCAGCATCACTAAATGGTAGCGATGCAAATGGGGCTACACCAAACATATCAGGTCATCATACGTTTAAACAGAATCGGCAGCAACAGAATCGGCACCAATGGAGTCAGGCACTATCCACTGACAAGTTGTTTCATCAAGTACAGCGTCTGGTGTTGGTTTTGGTGGGATAAACGCGTCACGAACGGGATCGTAGGTGTAGCCAATGCCTGCAAAGTTTTTACGGAAAGCCTTAGACTGATCCGCTGATGGCAAGCCCGTATCAGGGTCGTAGTGAACCCCGCCACGGGTGTTGTAAGACGTTTGCCTGTAGGTTTCACCCGTTCTAGCGCAGAGTTCCAACTCCTTACCCTCATCCTCTTGGCGACCCACAGTGACAAACACAACGGTTTGTAAATTATCAATTTTTGCAAAGTGTGGCATTTGGTTCCTCAGCTAAATGTGACCGTCTCTGAGGTCGTTGAGGTTGCGGTTATCGTGTAGATTTTGTACCCAGGAACCGCTGTGGATAAACTTGAAGTGACACCGCCAGAGAATGTTGCGGTGTTAGAGCTAGGTATTTTTAGAATTACAACACCAGACCCACCTGCACCTCCTGTAAACGGGCCTCCTGAAGCAGCAGTACCAGCACCACCGCCTCCGCCACCAGTATTGGAGCTGCCAGGAGAACCTGTTGCCCCGTTTGCTCCACCATTACCCCCAACGCCAGAACCACCAGTTCCAGCAGTCCCTGTGAGGTAAATTCCACCACCGCCTCCGCCAGCATAAGTTACGGTAGAGCCGGATATAGAAGATGATGCACCTGCTCCACCATTACCACCTGCTGTTCCACTTCCATTACCACCCGTCCCAGTGCTTGTATTTGCACCACCACCGCCGCCAGCACCATAATATAACGCAGAGGAGCTTCCATTTCCACCATCTTTTCCTTGGGCTGCGTTTGAATCCGGCGGAGATGACGAATTGGGTGTATTCCCCATACCACCATTTCCTGGTGTTCCATCTCCAGCACCGCCACCACCAGAACCACCGTTATTTCCGTTGTCTGTTGTTCCTGCGCTTCCACCTCCACCACCTCCACCACCGGCAGACGTTATGGTAGAGAATACAGAAGCAAAACCGTTTGAACCTCTAGCATTAGTTCCACCAGGGCCACCAGCACCTACGGTAACGGTATATGAAGTTCCAGCAGTAACACTAAGCCCAGTTCCAGTTCTAAACCCACCGGCACCACCACCAGCACCTACCGTATTACCGCCAGTTCCAGCACCACCACCAGCACCTCCAGCGACAACAAGATACTCAACTAGAATATTTTTCGGAAGCGTTGTCACAGCAAACCCAGAATACGCAGCCCATCCCTGCGTATTGTCTACATAAACAAGCTGAACTGAACCTCTATTAGTAGATAAAACTATATTTCCCGTATCACCATTAATGTTCAACCCATTAGGGTTTACCATCAGGTTATTAGTACCCCAAGTCCCCGCATAATCTGTCAGCGTAATGACATTCCCTGCCGCTGGACTAGCAGGTAGCGTGACAGTAAATGCTGCGGAAGTCGTATTACACGGATAAGCCCTGCCAGCCACAGCCGTAAACCCCGTGGTCTGCACAGCTTGCCACGCCACACTGGATATACCAGATGTGCCTGACTGCGTGATGTTTGCGGATGTGATCTTGGTAGTCATACCGAATCAGCTCCTACGGAATCAGCGGCAATGATTTCAACAGTTACAACCTCATCCACCGTTGTTGCATACTTACCCTCAACCCATGTCTTGTCAGAGTGGGTCCAGTTCCATTGATAACCTGCCCTGTCTGCTGGCTTTGGTGGACGTACCACCCATTCATGAGACCACCAGATAACTTCCATACCTTCAGGGCAGTCCGGTGCATCAGGCACTTGTACCCAACCCTCTGTGCCGTCAGTCTCAGGCTTTGGAATACTTCCGTTTTTACTGTAGAGCATGTGTTACCTCACTGAACTGGGAAGGGTGCAGTTGGTGCGGTGAAGTTGGATGTGTAACGAGCAGACTTGGTGATGCGGAAGTCGTCGATGTATCCATTATAGTTTTGTGATCCGTCATTTACACAGCCAATATAAGGTCTGTTTGCCGGAGGAGCTACAGCGTCAGAATTAGCCCAAGTGCCGCCTGTGGATGCTCCATTAACATATAAAGTATAAGTACCGCTTGCCCTTACTAAAGCAACATGAGTCCATGTATTCGCAGTGATAGCAGAAGAAGTAATCCTATTAGAAATCATGTACACAACAAGAGTTCTTGAATTCGTGTAGTTTAAAGCCACGCCTTGCCCGCTAACGTCTGCATTCCTAAAATCAAACAGTACCTGCTGTGAACCAGGAGTTCCCGCATACATCCAAAATTCGACCGTGTAGTCACCGGTTCCCATATTGAATAATGGGGGTGCTGCGCTGCTAGAAACCTGAACACGACAATTAGCAGTTCCATCAAAGGACATACTCCCACCACCCCACTTGCTCTGTGTTGTGCTGATCTGAGCATTCCCAACAGTCTCCAGCACATTCTTGGCAGTGGCATCGACAACGCCAGCGTTGGTGAAGTTGAGGAGGAGGGATGTGTTGGTGATTGCGGTGAGCGGTGCGGTTGGGACTGTGATAGTGCTATAACCAGTGCCTTTCAAGATACGGACATCAGTCATATATCCATTACAGTAATTTGTTCCTGCATCAGTTCCAATATTTACCGCGCTTTGTACCCAGTTTGATGAATTTGCTACCGAGGCTCCTTGAACACCGTTGATAAACAACTTCAAAGTTCCTGATTGCCTAGTCGCAACACAATGATTCCACGCATTAAGATCAAGAGTGTTGGTTGTTGTCGCAATACCCCCTATCCCATAGTTTTGCAACTCCAATTGCCTAGAAGTATTCATGAAAACAATGGGAGCGTTTACGGTGGCAAAAGTTACGTTTCTTTGTGCTGTTGATGTTGGGTAAAGCCAAAACTCAATCGTAAAGTCACCAGTACCAAGCGCAAAAGCAGCATTGCTTGCAGCACTCAAATAATCCCCAGTCCCATCAAAATACCCGCTACCACCCACTGCTGATGCTGAGTAAGACTGTGTAGGGGCGAAGGGGGAGAAGGGGGTTACGGTGACATCGCCATTTCTGGTAATTGTTAATGGACTTGATGCTGGTGTGTTAACGCCATTACTATCTAAAAGCCTATTGGACTGAAGTGTTAAAAACTGAACGTTAGTTGCGCCTTGGCTTGTTCGTGTTAATGGTGACGTAATAGGCGTAAACCCAGAAGTGCTATAAACAGCAGCTTTTGAAAATCTTACGTTACTTAAATAACCAGGGAAACTTTGAGCGGCTATATCCCCTGAGTTGGTTCCAATCACCATGTTGGCTGTAGAACCTAAAGCAGCAGACTTAGCGGCAGAACTTAAAAGAGTTCCATTTTGAAACGTGTAAACAGTCCCAGAACTTCTCATAACGCAAATATGAACCCAAGTGTTTGCGTAATTTGACATAGTACCTATATAAGCTCCTGTTCCACCCCACTCTACATACACCTGCCTAGCATTTGCCGACCCGCTTCCGTAACCAATAGTCAAATTAGCGTTGGATGCTGCGGTCATTATCCCAACTTGAGACTTGTCTGACGTAACGTACATCCACCACTCAGCAGTAAAATCTCCGGTGGAAACAGAAAAATCTGAATTTGTGTATTGAATGTAATCGCTAGCACCATCAAAGTAAGCGCCCCACCCAGTCTGGCTGAACGGGCTGAACGTACCCTGCGTTGTGTTGCCGTTGCGGGTGATGGTGAAGGTATTACTGGAACTGTCTAAGAACGTATTGTTCTGTGCGCCGTTAGTGCCGTTGCCAGGAAGGAGCAAGGACACAAGGTTGAAATACTGATCAGTAATAAGACCTGAAGTAAACCCCCAAGCCTTTGCACATGCTGCGCCTAATGTGGTGAAAATGGGCATGATTCACCTTTACGCAAATTTGGTCTGACTGGCAAAAATCGTAAATGTCGCGCTGGCTGTTTTAACAATACTGTAGACATACACATCAATCCCTGACGCGTTGCCAGCAGTTGGAGCCGTACCGTTCTGCCACTTAGGTGTAACGGATGCACCGTCCACTTGAACAGCCGAGTTGTAATAAGCCGTTGATCCTTGCGTGACCAAATGAGCAACCGTAATAGCCTGCCCGGTTGCCAAAGCCGTGTTCAGACTCGTGCCAGAACTTGCTCTAAAGTTGATCGTCCAGTTAGCTGACGCGTTGCTTGTGTAGTACAGAACCGACTGCGTGGTGATGTCATAGTTAATCGTGCCTGTCGCAGCCGTTGCCGATATGGTCGCAGTCTCAGCAATGTCGTTTAAGACCATCGCAATCGCACTGCTTGTCCCGGCGAAGGTTTGAGTACCTGTGAAGGTTTGAGCCAAACCAAGCGCAGCAAGCGTATCCGTAGATGTTGGATCAGGCAGCGTGATGGTGGCTGAGTTAGAAGTGTTGGGGCTTTGTAGCGTGGTTGTGCCAGCGCCAGAAGCATTACCCTGAACTTTAAGATTGCTCATGTCAAATCCTTAACCAAAAATTAACCAACGCTGACCCGTGCCGACAGTCACCGCAACACCTGTATTAATCGTGACAGGCCCAACACTTGAGCCGTTATAAGCCGACGTTACCGAGTAGTTGCTTGAAATGGTTTGCTGGTTTTCGGAAATAACACCAGAGCCGCCTCCACCACCGCCAGCAAGAACTCGTATCTGGATAGCCACACCATTTGCTGGAGCAGTCGTAAAGACAACACTTGTACCTGAGATGGTGTAGTCGGTGGTCGGGACTTGCGTGATGCCGTTTTCTAAGACCAGTACGTTGTTAACGGTTAATCCGCTTGTGCTGGTATTAAACGATGTGGTGGTGCCATCACCTGTAAAGGTAAAGGTTGCGTAGCTTGGACCGCCTCCGCCACTACTAATTGTTATCGTACCCGCGCCATTAGTGACTGTAATCCCACCACCGCCGGTTAAGGTTGAGAGGGTAAAATCAGTACCATTACCAATAAGCAGTTGACCATTGCTTGGCACCGTAGCAGCATATGCAGATCTACCCGCCGGATAAGTAACGAAAACATCCTGCGTCCCGCTACTAAAGTTAATCCGGCTTGTTGTTCCAGCGGAGTTGGATAAGACCGTCGTCCTCGTAAGCGTTGTGCCAGAAAGGGTAAACGTCCCAATACCAACTTCCCAGTTATTCCCAGACTGGTCCGCTATGGTGTAAAAGGTTGAATTACCATCACCAATAACGTTAAAGTTTTGAAAGCCGGTTACCGCTGCACCAAGTGTTATAGGCGTAGCCGTCCCCGGCGCAGATACAGTAACCTTGACTCGGTCTGCAACAACAAAGGCCATAAGATTCGCCTTAAGTTAAGGTGAACACGCCGGTTGCTGCTGGAAGAATCGTCAGGGTATTTGGCGAAGTCACTGTGAATTGGCTCGATGAGAGCTGGCACCAGCACAACATTTGCCCTGCTGTCGCACCCGTGGAGTTACGGATCACAGCATATTTCACGTTAGTCAACGAAGCGCCCGAAGCCGTAAAGGTCAGACCCACTGTTGAATAGGTGAACTTATACTGTTTTGCCGAAGCTCCAACCGTCCAGTAACCTGTGGCCGGAACAATGTTCTTTCCACCCGTGGTGTATCCACCCGTAGCAGCGATTTCATTGGTTAAGGACGCATAGGTACTAAGCGTGAAGGTTGAAGCATTACTTGCAGATGTTGCCAAAACCATTTTGAAAACACCGGCACCGAGCGTGATTGTCCCGTTACCGATCTTCTTTTTGGCTTTGTTATAAAGCTGCCATGCGGAAGCTGCCATGTTAAAACTCCTATAAATCGGCTAACGAAGCGCCGGTTTCCAAAATATGATGGAGTAATCCATCATAAACCTCAAGCTCAATTTCATCACCCATCATGCGGATCAGGTCAATGAACTCTTGCGCTTGCGAAATCATCCAAGGATTGCAGTGAAAAATCTTTCCACCGACATTAACGGGTACCACCATCTGCCCGTCATTTTCCTTTTGCTCATAAGCATGATGCGCCCCGTCTTCAACACAGGAATCACATCCAATAATATGAAAACGTTTGAACCCTAGCATTCTAAAGAGAGGGATGGCTCTTAACAAGACCGTTGACCCACCCGGAACAGGCCACCACGTTTTGTACTGCTCATCAAGCAGATCTTTAATCAGCGACGTACCTGTGTGCCAGATGTAAGTCTGCTCTTGTGGAACCTTTTCAAAAAGCGATGGATGACATTGAGAAGCTAAAAAGTATTTGCACTCAGGAATGATCGGATCTAAAAATCTCGCGTTGAAATCCCTTGCATCCACAATAATCAGCGCAGAAGGCTTTATGTCATGATCCAAACAAAACTTATACGCGTTGTTCATGGCAATGAGCTTCACGCCTTTATTACGTAGCTCACGAACCTTTTCAATATTTTTTGCCAGCGACGGACCACCACCTACCAACATAACCTCTACATCACTTGTATTGTGAGGCACTACCTGCTGGAAACCAAGCTTGATGTTATGGCTGACGTTATCGCGGATAAGCCCTTCTTCAACATTGAGTTTTCCTGAATCTACAACCTCAGAACCGCTCACCCAAGCCGATACATAAAAATACGCATATCCCGGTGCTTCTTTAGACCAGTGAATAATGCAGTCACGCTCTTTGAATTTGTTGAGCCACCATTCATACGGATGCACACTTAAATGCAACTTATGGCCCACCAACGTGCCCATCACATCGTCTTCAGTAGCAATCTGAAAAAACACATGCTGGCAGGCAGCAAGACAATTATTTAATACACGATCTACATGATGAGGGCGAATATGCTCCATCACATCCGTACAAAACCCATAAGCCGCTTGAACCGGCAGAGGCTGGGATAGATCCGCTTCCACAAAACGCATCACATGCTTTTGTGTTTCCAGCATAGGCACAATGTCTTCATCAAGACAATTAGACGCAAAGTCAACCATCGTGACATCAAGACTTCCAAACACAGCAAGATTCAATCCACCTCGGCCTGTTCCACAACCAAGATCAATGACCGAAGCGCCAACAGGTGGTTTTGCCTGACGCAAAAATTCAAACGCAGCTTGCTCCCCCGGAGCTACTTTTCTGTATGCCGGGATGTTCCACATCATTTTGTAAAGATCTTTTTCTAACGGGCGGTCGTTAGTAACCTTCACAACAGGCGGTTCAGAAAACACTGCGGAGAAAAATGTCATTGGAAGCCCTTATTCAATACGAAGAATGGCGTCAGTTGCTGACGCTGCTGGGAAAGTTATTACCAAATCTTGTGCTGTCTTGGTAATCGTACTACCAAAATTCAGAACACACACTGCACGGTTTCCGTTGGTGGAATTGTAAATGAGTGCTCCGGCGCAGGAAAGGGTTACGTTGCTGAAAGTAGCTGTTTGAAAAGACCAATAAGCGGTGGTTCCGCTTGTCGTTGGTGTGATGTTTGTGAGCGCAATCCCGCCAAGGGTGTAATTGGTTCCACTCGTCGGTACTTCCCCAGCGGATGAGTAAACGGTGGTGTCTGCATTGAGGGTGGCAGAGGAAAGGTACAAAGCGATTTTGAAAACATTGCCCGTCCCTGTCGTGAAGTTATGTAACCCCTGAGCAAGTTCTGCTTTATAGCTTGTGCACGCTGTTTGGATGATCGCCATATCACTTCACCGGATACCGAACCTGACCAGAACGATAAGCATCCTGTCGGTCCTTGGCATCTCCAAGCTGTTTAAGTAGCGCCATTGCTTCGCCATACATCTTGTCAATAGCCCCAATCATATCCGGCTCACCCTTCAGGAAGATATAAGCTTCACGGATCGATCCATAGAGCAACGCAGAATCAAAGTTTTCACTTAGCCACGTATAACCAGATGCAGCGTCAACAATCGATTCGGGGTAGAAGTAATAATGCAATTCAACGGGGTAGCTTAAATTAGGTGTGGGGCCAAGAATAAATGTCAGTTCTCTAGGTGCACCGTAATCAGGGCCAAAAATAGCATAGTGCTTAGGTTTACCTGTATCAGTGGGCGTGGGGTAAGCCTCACGCATAAAATTTACATCTTTATTTAACAAATAAAGATACTCGCCTGATGTGGGGTCAATAACCGCCATGCTATATGGCGCTAAAAAATCATCAGGACATTGCAAATATTTGTTGTTGGCTGTTGCTGTACCTGTTACGTTGCGGCGAAGATTGGGCAACTGCACCGAGTTATAGATGCGCTGCTCTGCCTGACGAATGATGGTATCAATGTCAGTCGTGGAGAAAACATTTTCCACATAATCCTGTACCGCTGTAACAAGCTGTGAATAATTCACGCCATCGGTCCCCTGCTCATGACACCTTTAGTAGCAGCACCAGCACCACGCATTTTGATTCCAGAGGTTTTTACTTCGTTGTTGACGCGTTTGGTTTTATTGCCAATCGTCATATTCACCGTATCCACAGCACTATGGTCAGGACCACTTCCGGGATTGGCTTCTATCGGGGTTCTTTTTCCCTTCATGGTGTGTGGCTCCGCGTAGGTTGAGGCAGGACCAACTTCTTTCCCGCCTTTTTTCATACTGTACTTAGCCATTATCGGCCTCGTTGGTTAGCAGCACGAGCCAAATTACGACCCATTTTCCGCATATCCATACCTGTAGGACCGCCCTTCTTGAGCTTGGTCAGAGGTTGGCCTTTGTGTTTGGCTTTCTCATGCTTGTGCACTGCACCAGCAATCATCTTTTTGTCTTGCGCTAGATCTTTCTTATCCATCATGGACTCCTAAGAAACTGTGACACTACCAACTTCTGCGAAACTCACCAAGTGATTCGGCGTCAACGCAGCATCAAACCATCTTGCCATTCCCACAGGATTAAAACCCCACTCAATAACACGAGACCCACCATCACCTCCGGGAGCCGGAACATAATAAGATGGAGCATCAGGTCTTGGATTACGAATAGCTTGCGGGTCATAGACCGGATACATCCCAAGCTGCAACTGCGGTTGATCGGGTTCCCAACATTCTGGGCACACCAAGATATTAACGTTTTTGGTCTTAATGACCAAGGTTTTTAGCTGTTTTAATTTATAGCGAAAGTTACACCTATCACATTGCGCTATCGCCCATTTACCAGAGGCAAACTGATTAGGCATCAGAAGCTCCCAGTGTTCCCCAAATACATCCGTCGAGGAACAAAACGAACCGCAGCTTTCTCACGATCTTCACCCGTAGCGTAGGTCATCTGCTGCTCGTATTCAGAGCGTAAAAACTGCAACCGTTCCTGACCTTCAGGAATTTTCTGAGCGATGTAATACGCTAGTCCCGCCATTAAGCAAGGATAAAAACGAAACGTCATATCAGGCGTCTGAATACCAGCTCCGGCATCCTGAATACGGCGCATACGCCAATACACTACTTGATAGTACGGCGAGGCTTCAGTGCCTTGGTCAGGGACAGGCCAAACAGTGAAACTGGGGTTTGCTGTCGCACCGGGGCTGTATGCGCTTGTTGCTGGGTAGGTTTGTCCAGAGTTGCGCTGGATGTAAATCTGTATCGGTCTTGCTTGAGCCAACTTGTTGGGGATTGTGGCGTAGGTGGAGACACTAATCCTTGTAAGTGTAAGGTCAGCTTGCGTTGAGGCATTACCTGCACCCGTCCTTATAACGTGTTCAAGCAAGTCAATGGTGTCGTTCGGAAGAGTGTACGTCGCAGTGCCTTGTACAAGGTTCTTCGTGCCCTGCTCAATCGTCCACATATTGATGCCACGATTTGCCCACTCTATCGTTAGCAAGTTCATCGACCTACGTGCGGTACGCAAGTCATAACCAGAGCGCATCTCACGCCCAGCACGTTCGTACGCCTCTTCAGCGATCTCCGTGAATTCTGGGGTAAAACCTGTTGAACCGCTAGTGGTCATCTAAATCTCGCAGTCTTTGCGGCAATTTTTGCCGGTTGTTTAACGAACTGCTTACCCGCACTCTTTCCAGCTCGCTTTGCTCGTGTTGTTGCAGCATATTCTGAAGGTGAAAGCGACTTAATTGCCGCTTCCGGGAGGTATCGTTCGCCAGTTTTACTAGACGGTTTACCACTTTTTGTCCGCCATTTCTGGTCTCCCCAATTCTTCAGGCTTTGCTGCGGGGCTTTCAATCTCGGTAGCCCCCACCTGCTGCTTTGTACTTCTTAGCTACAAGTTGTGCTTTCCTCGCGGACCAAAGTCCTGCCCCTGTGCCATGAGTAGCAGCAGCTTTAACCTGAGCAACAATTCGTTTTCGTAGCCCAGGTTTGGTGTAATTACCCGCTGCATTTACCTTGCCACCTTCGGCATACTGATTGAAATCAGTATCATCCCGCCTTGCTTTACGCTTAGCAGTGGGCATTTTAGAGGGGGCTATTGCCCCCATGCCGCGAGACGCCATCATTTCTTTTTAGCCATTCCACCGTAGCAATAGCCGCCAGCTTTCATACCTTTGCCACCAGCCATCTTGATCTGGGTGCCTTTGGTTTTACCCTTCATAGCAACACCATCACGGCTAGGAGCAGCAGTTTTAACAGCGCCCATTTTGCTTGCGGCTACGCCGCCAGAAGACATCTTTTTCATCGTAAATTCCTTACCAACGGATTGAGGGACACCGACCTTCTTTGCAAACTTAGGATTGTGAGCCACTGCTTGCATAAACTTCTCTTGCTTATCACTAACCGTAGGCATTACCGCATCATCCCACGAGTCTTGCCGCGCATCGCAATACCATCTGCACGTTTGGAAGCTGAACCTACTTTGCCACCTTTAGCAAACCCACTCATGCTACCAAGACCCTTAGCCGACATAGCACCTGCACCAAAAGTACGAGAAGGGGTTGATGTTTCTTTAGCTGCTTCTTCCGCAGCTCTACGGCGTCGGTTTACGATATAGGCATCAGGCTCATTACCTAACCGATCACGAGCAAGAATAGAAGAACCAAGACGACTTTCACGAGCTTTTTCAGCATCCGACTCTCGCTGTGATCGTTCCCCAGCAGCTTTAACACCTTCATGTCGTGCTTTGCTTGAAGCTAGATCGGTAGGACGACGTTTAGTAAGGTTTTCTTCTGCGGTTTCACGCCCACCGACTTTAGGTGCAGTAGGTTTAGCCCCTGCCATTTCCGTCGTATAAGACTTACCGTTAAACGTAAATTTATCTTTACCTGCTTTACGAGCTTCAGCAAAGGCTTCACGAAAACTAGATGGGCGAGTGCCACCCATAATTTTTTCACGATCTTCGCTTGCGCTACGTTCCCCTTCAGCTTTAGCAGCGACCCCTTCTGAAAGTTCTTTAGCTCGTCGCCGCATATTGTCATAAGCTTCATCAGTTTGCTCTTTAGTAACTCCTGGACCAATAGGCAGCCGTCTAGCCACAGGAGCATCGGAAACCAAACTTTCATCTTCCCCGTTGTAACGTTTACGGGCACCAAATTTAAGCATCTTTTTCATCAGTAGCATCCTTTTTGCGGCGGATAAGCTCGTGAAATTCTTTGCCTGTAACCATCTCAGCAATACGCATCAACGTCCAGACAGCACCGATAAGTCCAAATAACGGCGTAATCACTTGAAGAAACGATCCAATAGTAGCGAACACAGATACGATGTCTGCTACATTTTTTACCAATTCATGTTTATCTTGTGTCATCTCAACATTTCCATGCTCTTAAGGATTTATTGATTCGACTGTTGGGGTCGTTGGCTGTCTTGGCGCTTGTCAGCTTCTTTTTCATCCCTTTCATCCGGGCGCAAAAAGAATCCCGACGTGAGCCACCTTCGGGTTGTGGAGGTTTCAACCCAGGCTTGCCAGGATTTGCAGCATTGTAAGAGGCACGACCCTTGGCGTTCAGTCCACCTTTAGGGTTCTTGCCTTCCTTACGCTGCCAAGCAGGAGACTTAGCCATAGAATACTGTCACTTTGGCGTTAGATAGCGTTGCATATGCACTAGTAAAACAGCGCACACCTTCTGCTGGGATGATGACGTTGAAAGTTTCTCCGCCAGCGATTGTGTTGATTGTGAATAGTGTTGTACCGCTCGTGCCACCATCCTTAATAATCACACTGCCAGCAGATCCACCCGGCTCAACAACCAACCCGCGAACACGGGTTGGATACGCACTAACATCCCCAGAAGCGGCTAACGATATAGCCTTTACGTCCGTTTGCATCATGGTGATGCTCCTTCATTAGACGTTTTGCTGACCGAGGTAAGGATCAGTGACGTAATAAAAAATTTCACCGGTGATGCTGCCACCTGTAGGAGCGTCACCTGTCGTACCGCCGCCAGTAATCTTAACCATCTGGGTAGCAGACATAATGGTGTTGAGGTCATCCCCTGCCGTAGCAGAAGCAAAATCAATGACCAGCTTGCCCGTAGTAGCAACAGCAGCGGCAACAAGACCGTTGTCATCAGAAGCCGACGTATCGGAATATCCGATCCAGCCCATGTCAAATGTGGGAGTTGTTCCGCCTGTGGCAGCGCACAATGCGTTAATCTGAGTAACAACAGCACCCGCTGGGAGAATGACTGGGGCAGTGTTAGTAGAAGAAACTTGGACGGCTACGCTATTTGCAGACGCGCCAGAAATATAAAACTCGGCAACCATAAGTCCGGTGCCACAATAAGCGGTGCGTGTTTGATCGCCGCCGCCAGAACGCCAAATGGCTTGGGTCGTTGAAACTGCCATGATAATTCCTTATGCACAAGTCGCTTGCTAATCGGTGCATCGTCTGCTGGGTCAGTTTAGCAAGCTGATTTCCCAGATAACTAGTTTGTATCAGTTTGTTGGAGTGGTGTCAATAAGTCGATTGTATTTAGCTAAGTTATCTTTTTGAGTAAGAACTTGAAGGTTCCAAGGTACATGCAAGCCACACACGCTTTCGCCGTGTAAAGGAATAATGTGGTCCACTGCATAGCGTTCCCCAGTAGTACGACTTAATTCAATAGCAAGACGATACTTAAGACGAATCTCCATTTTATGAGTGTCCGTTAGCCATTTAGGTGTGGCGTCCCTGAATCTACGCCGCCGCAGGCTAGTCATTTCTTTATACATATCAGGGTTGTTTACTTTATGAGTCTTTTTATATCGGCGTTTATCGTCATCTGGTCTTGCCTGTGCCCGCGCAATGACATTTTCTTTGTTAGCTTCGTAATACTTGCGCTTAGCTTGCTGCCCCGCCTCTGATTTGTTGTACTCACGGAAGTAATCAGCCCTCGTCACATTGGCTTTCTCCCATTCAACTTTTAAACACTCAACACAAGCACCTTTGGTTTTGCGTGGGGCTACATGTCCGTGCTTGCAGGGTTCCCCCGTGAAGTAATACTTAGCGCCTGTTGCTTTAGCTTCTTGGCGGGTTTTGGGTAGGTTTGTGGTATCCATTTTATCTCTCCTTAGTTACGATACAGAGAATAATATCATGGATAAACCAAAAAGAAAAGCCGCCTTGCGGCGGCTCTTCCAAATCAAGGTAACTACTTGATTTTATTAGGCTCCTTGGGAGCCATAGATCCCAAGGGGATCAGAAACACCGAATGAATAACGCTCTCTTGCTTTGTAGCGAACGTTTCCGGTGTCGAAATCGCCATCCATTGAATTTTGTAACGGTGTCCGTACAAAATGCTTCAAGCCGTTAGGAACATCAGTGGTCAGGAACCATGCGTTCGTGTCGGTCAAGAAGTGGTTAACGGTGTAACCTTCAGGGATCGAGCCGTTGTTCTTCAACGCATTGATGTCATTGTCGTTGGTACCAACACGCAACTCGGTTTCGAGCAGACGGGTTGCAACGAACATCAAAGCAGGAGGAACAATCAACTTACGGGGCTTAGCAGCGATGAGCAAACTACGTTCATCGGTCCATGCTGCGATTTGAATCACAGCGTTTTCCAACGACGTTTCGTTCAAGTCCACGCCCGTTGCGGTCGTGTTGCTGTTAGTACCGCCAGATACCAGAGGATGAGCTGTAGAGAACAGGGTCTGACCGTCACCATAGGTGTAGGTCGAATTCCAACCGTTGTTCAACACAGCAGCAGCTTTAACCTGCTTGGTGTAAGCCATAGCGCGAGCAAGTGCCTTGGTGTAACGAGCAGACAAGCTGTCGTACAGGTTATCTTCAATCGCTTCTTCAGTGATCGAAAACCCAAGTGCAATGGTCTCGTGCGTATAGCGTGCGGTCCAAGCTTCCTGCGCGTTGTCATAAGCAATCGCAGCGCCTTCGTTCTTCACCGGAGCGGCGGAGAAGCCAGACAGCTTGGTTTCCTCTTCAAACGAACGCTCAGAGGTCTCGGTTTCGTAGATCTCTTTGTGCTCTTCGCCATACTTCGCATACTCCAAACCGAACAGTGCGTTCAGGCCAGGGAGAAGCTCTTTCAATAGTTGTGCGCGTGAAATAGCCATTTCTTACTCCCTATTACAGTCCGGTTGGGTTGTAGTAAGCATGACCACCAAGGAAGGTAGAACCGCTAATGTTCGGCATATTGAACTTAACGATAGCTTCCGGGTAGTAAACAGTGCCACTAGAGGTAAACGCCGTATCCGGCACCAAGTCAACAATACGCAAGGGCAACGAAGCCGTTACGTCAGCGGAACTCAACAGGATAGCCTGCTGCGAATCGCCGGTTGTGGTGTTGAGGGTGTTAGCCACCAAAGCCACGTTGTTGTTTACGTTGGTGTAGGTAAGGCCCGTGGATGTCGAAACAACCGTGGTGCCAGTCACTACGGCAACTTGGAACAACTGATCAGGATCTTCGCAAACATAAGCGTAGATAAAGGTGTTTGCCTTTACCGAAGTGCCGCTTGTCCACGATTGCGACCATGTGGGTTGTCCGGTTACGGATGAAACAAACTGACAGCCTAGAAAGACGCCAGCAAAGCCTGTTGCGGGGGCAGCGGTCGTGGAGGTCGAAACTGCAATAGTGCCATCGTTAACAAAGATAACGGGATCACCGAAACCAATGCTAGCAGCACCAGATGCAATACGACGCTGACGAGTTGCTCCGGCAAAGACCTGACCGCCAATCAGATTGATTGGTTTCAAGCCATAAGGCTTGTCGATAGTCGGGTAAGCCATTTGGATTTACTCCTACGATTGTTGATTACCGCGTCCAAAGGTCACCGAGGATTTACGCTCAGAAAACAGCGGCATCCTTGGATCGTTCTCGCGCATGAATGAGTTATCGACAGAACGCATTTGGGCTTCAGACTGCGCTTGATAGTACGCATTCCGTTGATCAACGAGTTCTACCGGGGTTTTGCAAAGCATCAAACCACCCACAACAATGTTGTCTTTATAACGAGCGTTGTCATTATCAAGATAACCAGAGATTTCAGGATGATCGTCAGCCTTTACAGGCTCCCAGCCTTCACGAAGTTTGGTAGATACATTACGTGGGTCAGATTGGCCCATCATAGAAACACGAATCCAACGATACTTGTATCCCGGCTCTGGAGTGGGGTCAGGCAGCAACGTGGGGGGTGCCCAAGTGCGAGGACGTTCCTGTTTAGCACGGGTATCGAGTTCGCGGTTGATTCGATTTTCAGCAGTTCTTGCATCAGCCATTTTGAGTCATTCCTTCCGCCACTTTACGGGCATACAATTCAAGAGGGATCTTCAACTTCTTAGCAAGTGCCACCTGCGTTTGAGTCAGCGTGATTTTCTTTGGGGCAACGCTGCGGGACGCTGGTGCTACAACATTACTGCTCGTCCGTTTGGGTTTTTCCTCTTTCTGTGCATCCTCAAAGTTCTCGGGGAACTTCTCACGAATCCGAGAATTAACTCGGTCGTAATATTCATCAGATGTTGGATCAACACCATTTTTGACCAATTTTTCATGCAGCCCCAGAGCAAAGCTGGTCATTTCCTCATCAACCCCAAACCACTGATTATCTTTACGCCATGCAAGCGCTTTGGGGTCTGGTTGAGGCTCCGGAGCGGACTGTGGTTGCATATTTACAGGAGTTTCTCTTTCCTGTAAAGGGGCTGGTTTAAAATTGCTGATCCGATCTAGCTTTAATTTAGCAGCAGTTAATAATTCTTGTGCTGCTAATAACTGATCAGAATCCCCAGCATCATATGCTTCTTTATACTTTTTACGCGCCTGATCTAATTCAAGTTCAGCAGTATTTTTTGCTGTTTGAATCAAAACATCGGTATTCTGCCCTAAATCTTTTTTAAGGCGTTTGTTTTCTTCAATAACCTGCTGAGCAAACTTCAGTGCCTCTTCACGTTCCCGCAAAGCTGCCTCTTTAGCCCGACGCTCATCGTGGTAGCCATGTGTGATCTTTTTAATACGCTTCTGAACACTCTCATCGTATTTAGATAACTCGTCTTCGGCTACTTCATTAACAGGTTCTTCTAAAGGCTTGCGACCTTTATCAGGCTCAGGCGTGTCGTCAACGACTTCAATTTCAATGTCGTTGTCTTTAGCTTTTGCTTCCTGTTTTGCTTCAGCTTGTTCTTCGTCAGGGAACTTAAATTCTGTTTTCTCCATAACTCACCTCACCCTGCACGCCGAATGCCGCGTGGGTCTTCAACCACCGCTTCGACGGAATCATCGTTAATCAAGCGAAACTCCCGATCATGGATCATGATGCGGGTACCTGTGTTGGCCCTAACTAAGATGAAATCGCCTTCCTTACACCACGGTCCTGTGGGAAACCGAGAAGGGTCAGCATAAGCAAGCTCACCTAACTTCACCACAAACAGCACATTGGTCAACAACTCCTCGTGCTTAATCGTCACGTCTGCCTTAACAATCCCACTATCAAACTTCTCTTCATAGTTAGGAATCGTGCACAGAATCTTGTAACCTCTTGGCATCGGCAGTTGCTTAGCCTTTTGCTGAACATCCTCGATAACAGCTTGTGCTGTATCAATCATTTTCAAATTCCTCATAACGTTGCACAAGGTCTTGGATTTCCATCTTTGCTTGGCGCAGACCTTGGATGACGCCACACAAATGCTTGTATTCAGCAAAATCTTTAGCAACACCATCACTCATCGCTAGACTTACTTCTTTCTCGCGTTCTTTCAATCTATTAAATAAGTGATCTAACATCTGCCGCTCTTGAGCCATTAACCACCTCGTTTCATAACCGATTTAAGGATGTCCGCCTGAATCTTCTTATCCTCTCGACGATCTTGGCTTTGCAGACGGATGTTTTCCTTCTGAGCCTCAAGCTGGATTCGCTGCTGTTCATTTGCCAGACGACTTTGAGCCAGAGCAACATCAGCTTGGTCCTTACTTGCCTTGCGTTGTTGTTCCATCGCTTTGATCTGCAACTCTTGCTGCTGCATCTGGACGAGTGGATCTGCCGCCATCTGTTGTGACTGCTGTTGGGCAGCTTGTGCTTGGTGGATCTGCAACACTTGCTGAGCTGCTTCTGCTACGTACTTAGCCATAGCCAACTCTTCGGCTTCAGAGATCTTCTGCTCAGGTCCAGGTAGCGGTGCGCCCACACGCTGTTCAACTTCCTGACGATAGGCATAACCCAAGTGCTCAGCGACGTGCGCCATCATAGAAGACTGAATCTGTTGCGCCAGCGGGTTTTGCCCAATCGTCCCCATGATCTTGGGATCTTGTAAGAACGTCATATGGGTTGTGATGTGCGCTTGATGATCCTGATAAATAAAGGCTTTAAGTGGCGTACCCTTTAAGACATTCATGTTCTCAGTCACAGGATCTTTGGGTGTCTGATCGTCTGGAAGCGGAACAAGTTTGTCTGCGTTGGGAATACCAAGCACATCAAGCATCTGTCTGTGCAAGCGAGGTAAGTCATATAACTGTGGTGCACCCTGCGCTAACTGCAACGCTGCCTGATACTGCACAACCCGCTGAGCCATTGTCGAGGCGTTGGGATCAGACACCGGAATTACTTCAACGATGTCATAGTCCTCGGCCTTAACCTGCGGGGTGCCATCTTGCGGGACGTAACTGTAATCAGGCGATGTGTAATCACGAATGATCTCTTTGAGGAGCTTGAACTCCTCTTTCATCGCCGCGTGGATGCGAGCCTGTACAGCCCCCATCGTTTTTAACTGCCGCTCAAGCAGTGCCAGCGTCGTACCCACCGGAGCCTGACTCGACATATCGCTGATCTTCATATCAGCCATACCACTTAAACGTCGCGCCTCTTCGGTGATCTGATTAAGTAGGGCGAGGAGGACTTGGCTGGGTTCTTTATAAGGCAGCGGCAGGATGTTATCCCTGATCGCACCCCCCGGCACATCCACATCACGCCATTCGCCCGGAGCAATCGGAGTGTCGTCACCCTTGATACGCAACCCTCTGGACTTCAACCCACCGGGAAGGTTTGATAGCGAGCCTGCATCCACAAGCTGACGGATCAGCATCGTGCCTGCTGTGGCATAGCCACCAATAATATGAATTAACCCAAAGCCGTAAGCACCAAAGCCAGGGATGTATATATAGTGTACGAAGTGCTGACGAGCACGTTTCTGGGGGTCATCTTCGCGGTAGTTGCGTCGAATAGCAAGAACTTTGTTAGTGCCTTTATCAATTGTAATGACGTACGGTACCGGTAACTCTTCCTCATACCCCGGCAAGTCATACTCGATGTGCACTTCGCAGATCTGATACCGCTCATCTTTTGTCGGCTGCTGACCTTCTTTCTGCGCCTTGGCTTTCTCAATATCTGTCTGCGATGGATCAGGCTCACCTAACTCCACGTCACGATAAAACCCGCTAGCCTGTAACCGCTTGATGTCATTCTTGGTCTTACGCATCATGTGCGTCAAACGATCCGTGCGCCTAATATTAGTTACCCCATAAGGCAGGATCACATCTTCAGCAGGTACATAGAATGAGACTTGCCGTTCTAACGAGGGGTCGTAGTAAACCTTTTTAAATGACGAACCCGCCAGCGCCACACCCCACAACGCCCGTTCATGCTCTGAGCGATACTCAGGCATCTTGTCTGTAAGCTGGTAGTTCATGTCTGCCTGTACACGCTTGGCAGCTTCTTCTACCTTGGGGTTCCACGCACCGATAATATTAGTCTTGACAGGCCCAGCCGCAGGGAAAGTCTCCATAATGGACTCGCTCTGGAAGCGAATCGCTGACTCAGTAAGTAATGTGGAGAACACACCACAGGCACCATCCCAAGGCTCGGTCACCTCGTCGTAGCGCAGCCCCAGTACATCCAAACCTTTGACGTAGGTATCAACCCAATCCTTACGTGAATTAATGTCAGCCTCGATCAACTCCATAATGTCCGAAGCAATCTTCTGCAACTCAGCTTCTTGCATAAACTCTGCAAGGTTGGCATCAAAGGTTTCTTCTGTGGGTTCTTCAGGCGTTAGTTCAATCTCTACCCCGCCGATACCCACGCTAACGCTTTCAGGATCTTCGATTTCAATCTCAATGGGTGCTTCTTCCACCGCCAAAGCTTCAAGCCCTTCAGGGGCGCTATACAATGATTTGTCAATAGCCATGATCTGTCCTAACTTAAGTAGTAACCGCGCTTAGCGCCGCGAAACCCACGGAAATATTGCGTTTCTTCAGCTTCATCAGTTGGAAGGCGTAAGAACCCGCCATTGCGAAACCTTGCTAATGCTAACGTAGTTGCATCCACATAGTCATCATGTTCGCCTGCTGGAAACGCTGCGATCTCATCGATAAGTTCCTCAGCCCACCGAGTGTTAGGCACCCAGACCCGCCCCGACTGAATAATGTCTGAGACTGAATTGAGTCTCGTTATCTTGTCGTTTCCTTTGCTAGGGGTAAACTCTGCCACCGGCACACCCATCCGACGCAACTCTTGGTAGAGGGAGATACCTGATACCTTCTTTTCCACAATAAGTGCATCAGGCTCATACTCTTTGTGCAGCTCTAGTACCTTTTTCTTCAACTCGTAGAACTCAAGCCGCGCTTTATAAGCATCTAAGAGGATGATGTTGGTCTCACCTTCTTCTGTGTTCCACACACCCCACGTCGTACACGCAGAAAAGTCAGAGCGATTAGTCGTTTCGTACGCCGTATCCCACGACTGAATGATGAAATTACAGTTAGGCGGATCATCTTTCTCCCACACCTTCCACCATTCGCGTTTAACGATGGCACCTTCTTCAGAAGTCGGCTGTTGCTGGTACTGAGCCTGCCATTTTGAGTTAGGAAGCTCCTCTTTTAGCGCAGAAAGCTCATCTAATGACCAAAATTCAGGCCAAAGTGGGTTCCCAGACGGCAAAATCGCAGGAAATTCGATCACTTCCCACTCATCTCCCCCTCGTTGGGCCGCATTTTTAATCACTTGACCCGTTAAATCACGTAAACCCCATCGAGTCATCACAATAACGATAGCTCCCCCCGGCTGTAGACGCTGCCGAGGCCCGGATGTGTACCACTCATAGACCTTATCGTAGATCTCTGGGTTGGTTGCAGCTAATGCAGCCTCTTGTTCTGAGTGTGGATCGTCAATAATTAGCAGATCCGCACCCTTTCCAGTAACCGCACCACCTACACCAATAGCAAAATACTCGCCACCCTTGTTTGTATTCCATCGACCCGCAGCTTTTGAGTCGGCTTGCAGCCCTACACCGGGGAAAATATCTTTATAAACATCTTGATCAACAAGATTTCGCACCTTCCTGCCAAACCCTACAGATAATTCTGCTGTATGCGCCGTTTGAATTACTTTTTTATTAGGAAACTTTCCCAGGAACCAAGCAGGTAAAAGGTAAGAAGCAAATTCAGACTTAGTATGACGAGGAGGCATATTAATAATAAGACGTTTAACCTCCCCCCTAGCAACTCTTTCAAAAGCCGCAGCCATTCGTACATGATGCCGCCCGTCTACAAATGTAGGCCAAACTCGTTTTACAAACTTAATAAACCGTTCTTTACATACTTCTTGGTCTTTTAATTTTTCAAGTTTCTGTAATCGCAGATTTAAATCACGTAATTCGCTCTCAGGTAAACCCGAAATATTTTTTAATAATGCAGACAAACTTGCATTATCTTGTGGTGCCTGCTGATTAATCATCAATAGGTTCAGTTATTAATTCAGGATCTAGCTCTTTTAATAAATTAGGTGTGGCTACACCTAATTCATCGTCTAAACTTTTAATAGGCACTATATCTACATCAGTAGCACCACCTACTAATAACCGCTTAATACGTTCTTTAATCTCTGCTTCTAAGTCAGCAGAATTTTTATGAGTAATGGTTATCTCGCTGCGCTCGGTAAATACACCAATATCACTATGTTTACCTAATAACTCTAAAGCTTTTATTTCTATTTTAGTATCACCACATGTTGCAAGCTCAACGAGCTTAGCAGTAATAAACTGCCGCGCCTGCACAATATCTCCAAATACTGGTGAATCGTATTTAGCAATAATCGTTCGCAGGGTTGCAGCAACGCCACCATTCATAAGTTCTTTTTTAGTTTTACGGGCAGGTAGCCCTTTGCCTGCTTGCTTAAATAACTCTTCGGCTTTGACAGCATCGTCAGGGTCCATCTCTAACGGCATCCCTAACTGATTAAGCAGCAGTGCAGTGTCGCCTGCGACGATCATTTTCTCTTTTATGTGCTCAGGTTCCTCTGTGGAGAGGTCAAAAGGCACAGGCTTATCTTTTGTTGGTTCTACGTTCATCGCGGGAATAGTGGCACCGAGACTGAGATAACTACTGACTCTATATGTAAATAATAATTTTGTAAAGCAAAAGGAGGTTGGGACTCCTGACGGGGGGTATTTCTATATAGAGGGTGGGGGTCAAATTGTGGAGAGTTTTGTAGGGGGTGGGGGGGGGTTTTTAAATGAAGTTTTAAACGGAGTGATGGGACGTGCGGAACAGTATGTATGGGCGCGGCGGGGCCACCGAACCTAGTTTGGGGTGGTACGGGTAGGGTGGGGTTACTGATAACAGAATTACAGTATACGGATTTTACTCAAATTGTGGTACGGTTTGTGGTAAGCTTGCACCACCACAGACAGAAAAAGGACAAAGCAAACAACAAACAACAAGTAGCAAACGGGTAGCGGTGAAAACCCGCGCAGTCGAGAGCCTTGCGAAATAACAGAATGCTCGACCAGAATGGGGGCCTTGCTAATGGTGAATGCTGATCGCTCTAGATTACTAGGGTTAAGGTTGAAGCTGTTAGGGGTGCACACGCGACAGGAACGACCGAAATCCCCTACTGTCCTTCACGAAGGAAGCCTCTTGTGACTGAGAGGATTGGAAATCATACGCGCAAGCGTTCCTGATTATCCAACAAGCTAACCGCGAGAATCCAATCCGCGCAGGCAAAGCTACTAGGTCAAACCTTGGTAGCCCATAGCTTGCGCGGGTTTTACATTAGCAGTCTATCAATACTAACTTAAGGAAATAGATTATGGCACTCAAAGCACAAGCAGTATTGACCAAGGAAATCGCAACTATCGGTCGCGCAGGGATCAAGCTTACTAAGATGATTCAGGACGCGGCAGTGCAAGCGATCGGCTACTCGTTAGTTCACGGCGACATCACAATCGGACAGCGCTTGTTTGAAGCATGCCCGAAGGGTGTTCGCCGTAACTCGTTAGTAGCTTTCCTTGAAAAGTTCGGAGCATTCCAATGGGACGCTAAGAACAAACGACTCGCACATCGTAAGAACTCGACCGAGTTTACCGAGGCTTACGAGCAAGATCTTATGGCTACCCCTTGGGATGATGCCAAGCCTGAGCCTGAGATTGTAAGTGTTTTCGATGTAACAAAAGAGTTCGATAAATTTATCAAGCGCATGGAGAAGTTGCGCCAAGATGCAAATATTACATTGCACCACAAAGCATTACTCGATAGCTTACAAGAAACAAGTTCACACTACCAAGCACGCCTAGTGTTAGGCGAAGCGGCGGATAATGCCGTGTTGTAAGAAAAATTGGGTATTGTAAGACGTAAGAAAAATCTTCTTACGTCATTTTTCTTTTTAGAATCAAGCACTTAGACTGCTAATGTAAGATGTAAGGCTTTTTTCGGGAAAATGCAGGGGTCTGAGGTTGCAAGCCTCTCAGCAAGCGTTATTTTCAACTGACTTAGCAGCAAGAAAAATCGTGCAACTCCTATATATATATGATATTTCTTTTACTTACATACATTAGAACATTTAACCTCTTGATTTCGTTGCAAAAAATCGCGTAAACCCACTTAGTTTTTTTATAACGATTCTCTTACAATGCGGGTTTTTTCTTACGCCCCTTTTACATTACCTTCTTACATTACAGTTTTGAGGTGCCTATACCTCTTACATTGTACTACACCTACCAACTCTCTTACTTTGTAGTACACCCACTAGAATCCTTACTTTGTAGTACACCCACTAGAATCCTTACATTGTGATATACCCATTAAACCCTTACATTGTGGTATAATGTAACAACAAGGAGCCCCCCAACATGCAAACCCTTATCGACTGGTTAATAGCTGCCACTTTCGGCATTGCCCTTGGCTGTGCCCTTTTCTTTGGTTTTTTCTTATGAAGTTTTCTTACGAGGTGCGAATATGATTAGATACATGCACTGCCGCGACTGCGGCCAAGAGTTAGAAGATCCCCTGCATACACTTGCAGGGTTTTGTTGGGATTGCCGTGAAGATGCCGCACGCGAAGCGCGAAAGGGATGGTGCATAGCACCCCTACACAAGAGCAACTACATGTTAATCACACAACGCTCAGACCTCGCAGGTCTAAACAACAAAGGAGGATTGGTGCGATGAAGATGAAAGAACTGAGGGAATTGCTAGAAGATTACAGCGGCGACGCAGATGTGTGCGTCGTTATGTATGACAGCGAAAGATGTGTGAAAAGTTTCTACAAGATAGTCGAGTTGCAAGTGGTCGATTGGGGCACAGAGTTTGAATTAGTAGTGAAGGAGGGGTTGGTATGAAAGTCTGGATAGTTTGCGAAGAGGATGAAGAACAAACCCAAGCACCAACCCCGACAGGGGAGGTGTTCACCGATGAAGCCAAAGCGAAAGCTTTCGTTGAGGCAGTAAATGCTGATCCGAAAGTGTTGCTGTTCTTAACGTTAGTGGAAGGGGAATTGAAATGAGTGAGAACGACGAGGAGACAGGCAAGTGGGTAATCCTTAACTTCTTCCCGCATAGCCCAACAGATGTCTACGGCTTCTTTGATACCGATAAGGAAGCGTTGGACTACGCGATCAAACACAAGATGGACATGTATGGGAACAGTTTCGATATTCAAATGGTGCTCAATGCACATTACGTGGAACCAAGGAGAGAACCGTGGGAGTGAAGAAGTTTGAAGTGGAGTTTAAGAAAACAAGTTGGATGATTGTGACGGTTGAAGCCGAGAGCGAGGAGGATGCAGAGACCAAAGGCTTTGAACAGTTGGAAGCCGAGGGCATCTTAAAGGATGCCTGTTGGGACGTTGATGGAGTGTGGGAAGTACAAGAGAAGGAGCAAGCATGAAAGAAGAATTTGATTTAGTCGTAGAGGTAACGATCACCTACTTAAAAACCATCCATGCAGATGACCAAGAAGAAGCGCAGGAGATTGCAGAAAACGAAGCAGTTGACATGGCCGAAGCAATCCAAGAGGAGTACGAGTTAGATGACTATGACCATGCGATAACAATTAAGAAACATCGAAACCCCCTATTACCAAGCACCAGATTAGCCAAGAGGAGGTAACAACTATGCAAGAACAGCAAGTCAAACAGCAGCGCGAGATCTCACTGCAAGAAGCAGCAGATCTCATTGCCAACATCCCAGACAATCGGTTCCTGCTACGTGGCGAGCCTGGGATCGGCAAGTCGTCTGTGCTTAACCTCTTAGAGTCTCACCCTCTGCTACCCGCAGATGAATATGATTTTGTTTACGTAGACTGTGCATCCCTAGACCTTGGCGACACAGCAGCACCCATCCCCAACCGCGAGGAGCGAGTCCTCGAATACTTCCCCAACGGTACCTTCAAACTACATACTGATAAGAAGGTAGTCATATGCCTTGATGAGTTCAGTAAGGGTGCACAACCTGTGCAGAACATGTTGCATCCCCTGCTCGAAGAAAACAAACCTCGCATGGCAGATAAGTTCCTCAAGAAGGGCAGTATCGTATTCCTCACAGGCAACCTATCCACAGACGGCGTAGGCGACAACATCAAAGCGCATACTGTGCAGAGGGTAACTGCCTGTGACGTGCGCAAACCCTCTGCCGATACGTGGCTACCTTGGGCTACTGCTAACAACATTGCACCAGAGATACGCTCGTGGGTATATGCCCATCCTGACTGTCTAGCTTCATACCGAGACCCTGGGCAGGAGAACAATCCATACCCATACAACCCACGCAAGCCCAACCTCTCGTGCGTCTCACCTCGCACACTCTCAAGATCAAGCAACATTGTCCACGTCCGCAAGCGGCTTACACAGAACGCAGTACACGTAGCACTTGCAGGTACGGCAGGTGAGGCATTCGCTGATTCATTCGCGGCTTACTTGCAGTTCTCAGATCAGTTACCCACAAGAGAGGCAATCATCAATGACCCCAAGGGATGCCGAGTGCCTGCCGAGTCAGGGGCGCAGGGGATACTTGTGTACGCATTCATAGACACACTGGCTAAGGACAACATCGACGCTTACATGACCTACGTGGAGCGGTTGAACCCAGACTGGACAGCGTGCTTCATCATCAGCATCGCCAAGGATAAGAACAAACAAGCTATTGCATTCAACAACGCAAGGTTCCGCGACTGGTGTGCTAACAACCAAGACTTATTCTAAACAAGGAGAACACAGCATGACTATATTAAATAACGCAGTGCTCGTTGAACTTAACATCAGCGCATGGACTGCATA